GCAACGACTGTTCAAACTGCCGTTGATACGATTGCAGTAATGTTATTAGCGCATGATATTGATTTAGACTCGATAGCAGTTGCTATCAATAATCTTGATTTGAGATTAGATAGTGCAGAGACTAAAATAAATAATATTGATTTAAGATTAGCAAGCGTTGAAGTAGTGTTTGAGGGAGGTTCCACCGGAGAAGTCATCACTAGGACCGATGATGGATATACTTGGGAAACACCTTCATCTGGTGTTACAGATCACTTATTATTAAGCAACATTGGCACAAATACTCATGCAACTATTGATCTATTCATAACAACAGCAGAGGCATTATTAAATCAGATTAATCCTGCTGCATTACCTGATGATAGCACAGCATGGGGATATAAAACAGCAACAGGTTATGGCTATTATCCATCAAGCTCAACTGGTGGTGCTACTGTTGAATGTGTTTTAAATCTTGAATATACTGCACGTTCTCAAGGTGATGCAGCAAGTGGATATTATCGAATATTCGATTATGATGTGACATCATCTGTTATTATAAGTGGCACTGTTGGAGTTACTCAGAATGGCTTATTTCAATATGAGACTACACATTATGCCATTAGTACATGGGATGATTCTGGTACAGATAAGTTAAGAATAACAATGACATACGATGTTGATGAAACAAGTGATGTACGAGTGTCATATTATGAAACATTGCCCTTGATGGCAGTGATACAATCAACTAATGTATTAACCACTGATGGATATTTACAGGATGATTTAGATGATAGATACACTAAGGCTGAAGCAAACGCGGTAACCTCGGAAGAAGTGCTGGTGCATAACGAAGATACGAACGCGCACCTTGCAAAATTCGCCGCCATACCATTAGCGACAGCGATCGAAGACACTGCGATATTTATCAGCTCAAATGTATTCGAATTCAGCGACGACTACGACACCACCGCCGTAGTGCTGTACCGCAACGGCATCATGCAGCCACGAAGGTTGTTTACCACCGCTGACGTGGCGAGTAAGACGCGAGTTACATTTATCAGTGCAGTAAACGACAGCGACGAAATCATTTTCATATCCAATAAATAGGAGGAAGTATAACATGAAAAAGGTATTATTCATAGCCGTTATCGGTATTTTGTTATTCTCTACGGTAGCATTCGCACAGAGTGGATTCGTAAGCCCGGACCAAGTGATGCCCAACGCGCCTCACATGGTCAATAATCAGTTGTTCAGGAATGTCCCGTTCATTGGAGCATCCCAAATGAATAGTTATATTGCCAACTCCAGTAACGGGTTTATTGGGATGGGCGATAATAACTATATAGCGTATGTTCATTCGGTTTTTAGTGTAAGAGGGTACAAACTGAGGGCATTCAAAATGGTAAACGGAAGAATAACCCAAAAAGGCCCGATTTTGCTTACCGAAGACTTGGACAACAAATACGAACCAGTAATGGTGTCGTTATCTGCTACGAATGCAGTTTTTTGCATCTCAAACTACAGTACCAGTTTGAGGTCCTACTGTGTTACTTTGAATCCCTCAACATTGACCTTGACAATGAGCGCGGCACACAATGACACTACCGCATCGTATATATGTGGTATTTTTTTAAATCTGATGAGGTATTCAGACACCCAAGCCATTCTGACCACCTTCGACGCAGGAGCAAATAAGACAACGATGAGATATATCAATACATCGGCAGGAAGTATAACAAGCGTGAGCGGGCACGTATCCGATTCTTTTTCCTATACTTCCTCGGCATTACATAGTGGAATGGTGACGGACAACCATTTTACATCGTTTACTGTGAATAATGGTAGTAATTATATTCAAACAGTTTATGCGAACGGAAGCGGATTCACCAGAAGTGCATTCTCGACTACTGCAATAAGCCCTGGCACAAACATGACTGGTATATTTTTTAGGGGCAAAGGAAGAGCGACAGCGATAGCAGGTGTCGCATTTGCCTATTCAAACAACACCCTTGATGTAGGTTCTACCAACCCTGTGCATTATGTGGTTTCGAACTCGACATCCTCTGCGTTGTACAATACCGATGCCGGGGACATTTACCAAAAAATTTCAATCGCAATAGACGACACTTACGCTGTTTTATTAGGAGTTCGAAGCAATTCCAATATGAATGTTCCGATACTTTTTTTGTTAGGATTCGATAATGAGCAGACCGTCACCACAGCGCAACAAATAAACGCAAATATTAGCATATGCGATATAAAGTATCTGGTCAATATGCCAATAGACCCTTATGTGACAGGAGGAACGTCACAAGCCAATAGGTCCTACACCCCATTCGTTAGCATTTATTTGCAGAGTTCGTCTAATTACAGTTTGTCTCCGGCAAATAAAAACTATTGGTATTACGATTCCAACGAAAAGATTTTGTATTTCGGAGCACCTTGGGGTTGGCAAGGCAATCAAGAGGGTTCTAAAGCAAACGCCTCCACATTTATGATAGTCCCAATCAAGATTGAAATAGACGAAGCGGGGGCAAGGTTTGGAACGCTTAACCTTAAATAAGGGGATGCGAAAAAACAAATGTAACCTTAGGATAAATGAGGAAGCATATTATTAAAATATAAAATAAAGAGCCTTTAAATAGTTTTAAATAGTTCTTTATTTTTATCAAAATTTATGATAATATAAATCCAAATGATTCAATCATTTCTTGCAGAGGTTTAGGGAAAATTCTCAAACTAATGCAAGTTTTTTTAAAATCACGTGAAAGGTTATAAATGGCAATAGTTTTTATGGAAAGAAACATTCAGATGAAATAAAATTAAAAATGTCGCAAATACATAAAAACATAAGCGAAGAAACAAGAAATAAAATGAGATTAGCACAGCGAAAAAGGCAAGAAAATAACAGAAGACTGATTAACGCTTTCTCCATTTGACATTCCATAAAATAAATGCTATTATAAATTCAGTATAAATATTAGGAGGGATCTACTATGAAAAAAATTATCACTTTATCAATCTTATTTACTTTAATCTTTATGGGCATTGCATTTGCAGCAACAGTTGTATCATCTGATGTAACATCAACAACTGCTACATGGACAGATACTTTACTTAAAGGTGCTATGTCAATTGCTTTATTAGCATTATCATGGCTTGCTAAAGCTATTATTCCTATCATATCACGTAAAGGTGATTCAATGTTTGATGCTTTATGGGCTTATTTAACTGAATTATCGAAGAAGATTACAAATGAGCGTATATCGAGTCGCATTAAAGATTTAATTGCTATTCTTAATAAAGGTACAGATGATTTATGTGCTATTGCTGGCAAAGCTAAAGTTGAGCGTAAATCTGATGGCTCTATTGTTATAACTAACTTAGCTGAACTTAAAGCAGAGGCATTAAATAATGTAACACCTCAGATAACTAATTCAACTAAAGACTTAGCGAAACAGATAGGCATTGATATTGAAGCTGAAATAGAAAATCAGATTAAACTTAAAGTCGCTAAGGTGGCACTTTGAACTATATAATCATTACTTAACAGTGGCTGCTAACGCTATCTTACGAGAAGCGTTAGCAATTGCTCGTAAGAAAGCTACCGTTGATGGCAAGGGCAATTATATAGCAACGCCATCTATAACAGTGTATAAGGCAGAAAATGCAACAGTTAAGGTTGGAAAGTTTTATCATAATGGCACCGGAGTTTATATAGGCGCTGAGGTAGAGATAGGAGATAGTGGAAGACAAACGGTTTTATATCCTATCGATACGAACGCTATACAAAAGCAAGGATTTACGTTTACGAGGAGTGATATATAATGAAAGCATGTTGGTGTGCGATGCCGGCAATAAACGGGAATAATGATTGTTGTAAACATTGTCCAAATAATGATGCGACAGACCATAAGTCACATTTTGTGTGGACAACAGTAGGTGATGAGACAATTACTCCTATTCCTTCTGATGTTTTTGATTGGTCAAAATATTATGGCAATTTAAAAATAAAACCGATGATAGATGTTGTTAAAGAAAATATTGAAGGACTAACTCTCAAAGAGATAAAAGAATTAATGGAATATATGAAGAAATTCGATGGGCTAAAATAAGGAGATAGAATGGTTAAGAAGATAATGCTATGGATAGTTAATACATTTTGGAACTTTATCTATCCTGAGTGGACAGACGCAGAAGTTAAAGCATTCTACGATAAGTTTAGCAACTACTTTGAATTAGCTTTATACCTTCAAACATATGGCTTTAAATATAAACCAGACGGAATGAATGTATTGCCTATTCATCGTTTAGATACATTCGCAAGGCCATCTCAAGTATTGGCCAGAAAAATGTATAATTGTAGCGATGCAATGCGGCTAATATCAGAATTTATTCGATACAAGAAATGCGCTGATAGTATTGAAGAGATATTCTTATATAACGGCGAGATCGGAAACTGGCATTACATTATGATAATATCTGATAGAGGCAAACAATATATACAATCAAATATTTTTGTAAATGCACTAACACCAGAGTCAATGGCAGAGTATAAGAATGATTACAAACATTGGGATGTTATTGACACATGGCAAAGATAAAGTTATAATAGGTGATATATTATGAAATGCCCACATTGCAATAACGATATAGTTATAGATACGATTACATTGAAAAAGGCGGTGACTCCTGTGTTAAAGATAGATGATAAACCTAAAGTGGAGTTAGTTATTAAATCAGACTTAGGCGATAGAGTTATAAAGGCGGGTAATGCTCGCACAAGAGGAACTAATCTTAATATAGATAAGATAGTATTCCATTCTCAGGGCGTTCCTGATAACTTTGGCGACGTTAAGGCATTATCAAGTATTCAAAATTGGTTTACATCATCGAGAGAGAGCGGCAAATCATCTGCTCATTATTTTGTTAATTTTAATGGCGATATTCACCAACTCGTTCCCGATGATGCAGTAGCATATCACGCTGGCACTAACGGCAATAAGAATAGCATAGGCGTTGAATTTGCGGGTAGCACGAATAGAGAGCATTTTACGCCAGAGCAAGAAGTATCAGGCAAGCTATTAGTGTTATATCTTAAATCAAAGCACCCTATTAAAATAATCAATACGCATACAGATTTTGGTAAGCCAGGATGCCCATTTATAGATGGCAGTAATAATCCATTTATAAAAGAAGTGAATAAATTACTGTGAGGCCATTATGAAGATACAAAAGTCAAACAACAATAAAGGACACGGTTATGGTATTGTTTTCCCAGATTGGCTTGCTTATCTGATCTTTATTGGTTTGATAACATTGCTTTCTGGATTTTCATTCGCAGTGATTGTTGCTATAAGATTAATAGGCATCCCATTAGAATATAATACATGGGCGCTTGTATTCGGATTAGATTGTTTTATCGTATTAACATTCATGGCATATGAGCGTTATGAATATTGGAAACGCATGGCAGAGTGGAAGAAAAGCAAAGAGGAGAATAACAATGAAAATACAAAATAGCAAATCCAACAAAGGACATGGTTATGCCGAATATTATATAGCGATGTCTTGGTGCGCTAAACTTAAATGGCCTTATTTAATATTAACATTTCCTGAAATGCTAATGGATAAAATAGGATTACCTCCTTTTATAGCAATGATGGTAGCTAAGATAATGCCATTCTTCGTTAATATAGAAACTAATGATTACGCTATGTTCTATTTTATGATAGCTCATATGATAGCATGGCTAATGATTTATGCTGGAATATATATTGGCTATAGAGTTATAAAAGGAAAAAGGAAAAATAAATGATTAAGTTAATTGAAATGATGATTAATATATTGTATCGAGATTATTTAAAGGATGTGTGCAATTATGATGAAGCCGTCTAAGGCAATAGTGTATTTGTTTATCATTGGTGTATTAATAACAGGGATATACACTGATGGATATGCACAGAATAAGATTAGTGATGGACAAGTTAGGGAAAGTTATGCTAAGAGTGCTGATGTTTACACCAAAGCAGAGGTTAATGCTACTGTTGAATCGGCTATTGCGGCGATACCGGCGGCGAGCGTAAATATAACTTTAGAAGCAACGGCGGCAGAAACTATTGTTATTGGCGATGTCGTATCGCTCCTGAATACAAATGATGTGATTACTGTTAAAAAGACAGATAATACTAATGTAGCTGGAATAGCACAAAATTCGTGCGATACAAGTGAGGCATGTATTGTATTATTAAAAGGAACTGATGCAAATCAGAGCGGATTGGTTACTGGCGCATTATATTATAGACAGGCAGATTACAGTATTGACACGGATGCCGTTTCAATTAATGGCTCATATATTTTTGTGGGTTACGCAAAATCCGCCACGGAAATCGTACTTGATTGATTGACAGATGTTATCTTTTGTGATATAATTGTTGGCAATAAAAGATAATGGAGGTCAAAAATGAACATCTGTGTCTCGTTTAGAAAAGATAGTGGGAAATGGAGAAGGATGGAAAGGGAAAATGGCAAATGGAGAACTAAAAACTACTTTTTGACAAAAGAAGATGCTCAAAATAATATTAATCCAATAGTTTCAAAAACAGAAAGGATGTGTTGGATTGATAATTCCATTTGTTATATTCCATTGGCTTCTGGCGAAATAGCACAATGCGACGAAGATAGATTTCAAGAGGTTGATAAACATTTCTGGTGTTTAACAAGAGGCGGTTATCCCCAAGCAAGAGTAAACAATAAATTAATTTCCTTACATCGCTTTTTGTATCCAGAAATAGAACGCCTTGACCATATAAATATGAACCCTCTTGATAATCGTTCTTGTAATCTTCGCCCATGTGATAGAAGCCAAAACGGTTCAAATAGAACAAAACAAAAGAACAACACCACGGGATTCAAGGGAGTGGTAAAACATAAACAAAATGGCAATTTTGTAGCACAAATATTTTGCAAACAGAAAAGAATACATATAGGTTGTTTTAGTACCGCCGAAGAAGCAGGGAAAGCCTACGACACTAAGGCCAAAGAGTTATTTGGCGAATATGCAAATCTTAATTTTAAAGAATAAAGGAAGGTAATTTATGAAACGAAGTGAATTTTACGCCACCATGTGCATTGTTATCATACTTTGCTCGATGTCAACGGTTTTTGCCGTTATAGTATAGGAGTTTATATGAAACGCATTATTTATAAAATTACAAATTTAATAAACAACAAAATATATATTGGCCAAACTAAAAATTTTGAGCAAAGAGTCAAAGCGCACTGCAAAGCTAATCGACAACGCCCAACATTAATATCAAAGACTATACAAAAATATGGCAAAGAGAATTTTGCTTTTGAAATACTCTATAAAGTTGATGAATCAGAAATAGACCAATTAGAAATTCAAACCATACAAAAATTTGATTGTATATGTCCGAAAGGATACAATTTAAGCCTTGGCGGCGACACGATAAGGCAACATAGTGAAGAAACGAAAGAGAAAATAAGAAAAACAAAAACGGGAAGAAAAAATTCAGAAGAATCGAAAAGAAAACTATCAGAAACGTGGAAAAAGCAAGGAGTTTGGAATAAGGGTCTTAAAATGTCCGAAGAATATATAAAAAAGAACTGTGGAAAAACTAAAGGAAAGGTTTCGCCGTTAAGAGGTCGTAAGATGTCAGATGAGCAAAGAAACAAAATGTCTGTAATACAAAAGCAATATTTCAAAGAGCATCCCGAAGCACTCATTAGATTATCTATGGCGTCTAAAGGCCGTCCCTCTCCCAAAAAAGGCATTCCTCTTTCTGATGAAACAAAAAAGAAGTTATCCATATCTAAAACTGGACAGAAACATACAGAGGAATCCAAAAAGAAAATGAGTTTATCTCATATGGGGCATCCAAGCTATACAAAAGGGAGAAAGAGTACGGAAGAGGAAAATAAAAAAAGATCTGAATCAATGAAAAGAGCATATCAGACACATCCCGAAATTAAAGAGAAAAAATCTCGGTCAATGAAACTGGCATACGCCAAAAATCCGCAACTATTGCAAAAACGTTCTGAACGGATGAAGGCTTTTTATGCCAGTATGACAGAACAACAAAAGCGAGATTTCTTTAAAAATAGGGTTAATAAAAATAAAAATAAAATTGGAGAGTGAGTTATGTTAAAGCGTTCGGAATTTTATACTTTTATGGTAATTCTTATGGTATTTTTGGGGTTTTCAGTAAGTCATGCCGTCTCGTACCAGCCGCAGATTATTCAGCCGACGAAGCCGTATCAAAAAAGTCACCAATATACGGCGGCCGATGCAAATTTTAACACCGTGTTAGATACAACTTCCGGGGCAGGCGTGGTAAATAAAGTAAATGTTTTTGCGGCAGCAAGCAATGATTTAATTGTTATAAAAATAACTGTTGACGGCGTTGCTTATGAAATAAAAGGGCCGACCACAAGTACCGTCGAAAATTCTGCGGCTGGTATATACGTTTTAAATGCGACTACAGCAGAACAAAATAAGGAAAGTCTATTATTTCACGGACCACTTTTTTTTAAAACCTCTATAAAAATAGAAGTAAGCGTAAATTCTTTTAACGCCAATATTCAAGCAAATGTTGACTACGCACTCGAATAATATAGGAGGCACTCATGGTAGCTATTTCTGAACTAAATTAATCATAGGAGCAACAATGATAAAATTACCAACATCGATTAAAATAGATAACATAACTTATACAGTTAAACTTGTTCCTGACCTTGTAGCAGATGATGACCCTAATGAATCACTGCTTGGCTGTGTTAGTTATTCCGATGCTGTTATTAAGATATCAAAACAGAGCAAAGACTCTGCTGTCAATAGTTTAGGACACGAAATATCGCATGCAATTTTTTTTGAAAGAAACATTGATGACTTAATCAAAGATAAAGATTCAGAAACTGTTGTTGATTGTGTTGCTAAGGCCTTTGTTCAGATAATAAGAGATAATCCAGAATTAAGAGATTTTATCAGAGATAAAAAGGGGAAAAAGAAGAAATGAAAATGCGTCAATTATTAGATAAATTCAAATATGAAACCTCTTCAATGAAATTTTGGAAGAATAAAAATAAACAAAAAAGCATAACAGAAGAAATTAAACGGCCAGAGCCTGATATAATATTAGTCGAATGCCTCCCGATGGAAGAGCCTAACAAAGACTCGTTATATCTGGAATTTATGCTGTGCATGTTTGCTATGGTAGTTATATTTTTGGTGATGTTATCTGTTGTTGATGATGTTAGAAATGACCATTTACAGAAATATCATTTAAATAACATACAAATAAAACAAACAAACATAGTTGACTCAATCACCAAATGATGTTATAATGAAATTGCAGTAGAATGGTTTCGCAGAATTTAAAGTAAAGGAATTAGTAATGGCTCCAGAACAATTTGCACCATTTATTGAATACGGCTCTAAGGCAGGAACAGCGATAAGTTTTGTATTTATCATGTATCTGCTTTATTCTGCATTTCAGGTATTCAAAATATTCATAGAAAAACACTTTGAACATGTTACTAAATTAGAACAGATTATTTCTGATAACGAAAAGAATAGCGACACCGCAATCCAGGCGCTTACTCAAACAATAAGTACATTAAATAGCACAATACAGTTGAATAATCAAAGTATGTTGCAAGCTTTATCAGAGTTTAAAACGATGAATACAGCAGTAGCGGAGATTAAACAAGCAACAAGTCGCTGTGGTTTAAAAGATTAATAATGGAGGCTGACATGACATCTGAAACAAAGAGATTAATACAAACATTAAACGATAATGCAGATCGTAACTTAGCAGAACAGCTTGTTAATATTGATTCATCGCGTAAGTATGTGTTATTTGCAGATGATAACCCTGCAGTATTATCTTTGATGTCTGTGTTTATGCAGAGTCATGGCTTAAATAACTTTATCTTATCAGAAAATATTAATAGCGCAATGTCAGTTATAACAAGGTTAAATGGAGGATTTCATCATATAGTTGGTATAGCAGTGTTAGATATTGACTTCGGTGTAATGGGCGGCAATATTAATGATTTAATTAAGATACTTATCAAGAAAGATGTTCCTGTAATCGTATACTCAGCGATGAAGCATTGGCAAAAATATATATTACCAGAGTTTATCGGACAAGTATCATTTATTCAAAAGGGAAGTAAGAACGAATTAATTGACATATACCAAAAGGTAGTAGAATCGATAGGACTATCAGCTAAATAAACCGTAAAGGGGCAAACGTATGACAGATGTAATTATTCCTAAATTCTTAAGCTGTCTTAAATGCGGAAGATCATTCGAACAACACAGATATTTTTTTGAAGATTATAAAGAGAGAATTTGCAGATATTGCAAGCAAGGATTAGAGCCAGACGATACCAGAGATTTTTACTTAAGCACAGACGCTGATATCGAAAAGAGAATAAAGAAGTTTGAAAAAGAACAGGAAGAGCAATCTCGCACTGTTGATGCGATAATAGAAACCAAAATAGAGCAGTCAAATGACATATTATCAAAAGCATTAGCAGAGAAGAAAAGCAAGAGGAAAACAAGCGCTATGGTGATTGATGATTGCCTGATTAAAGCAGCAGATGTAGAGGCTAAGATTAAATTAAAAAAGGGGCGCAAAAGAATATGATTTTGCTTAAAGAGAACATATTAAAGCTAAAAACGAATGAATGCTATATATTTCCATGTTACGACTGGCACGTAGGGGAACACGCTTGCGACGTTAACTTTATAAAGCGATACATCAAAAAAGTATTAGCAACAAAAAATGCTTATGTGATCCTTGGCGGTGATTTGCTTGATACAACGATTTATGGTTCTGTCGGAAATGTCCATGAGCAAAAGCATTATATGAATGAACAGAAAGAAATCGTATTAGATCTATTAACACCGATTAAAGATAAAATTATTGGCGCAGTTCAAGGAAATCACTGCGCAAGGATGCCAAAATTTACTACGTTTGATATAATGAGAGATATTTGTAGAGAACTTGACATAGATTATTGGGGGGAAGAGAAACAATTTGCTGTTCAATTGGCTAAATCATCATTAATCCGATTCTTTATTCACCATGGCGTGGGTGCTGGCGCAACTGACGGTGGCGCTGCGAATGCAATGGTGAAATTGCATTGGTCGGCGCCTTTTTCGGACGCAATTTTAAGCGGGCATACGCATAAATTGATATCATTCCCCAAAGAGTTGTGGTATTTAAATAGCAACGGCAAAGAAACGCGAAAGAATCAATGGTTTATTTGCTGTGGAACGGCCCTTGGACGGGCTAAATATGCTCAATCAAAGGCATATCCTCCCGCGCCAATCGGCCATCAGATTATAAAAATTAAGAGAAGCAATGGTAATAAAAACAACATAGGATATGAAATAACAACTGAATTGTTTATGTAGTTAGTTTAACTGAATTATCTTTTCATTTTGATTACAGACATCATACCATTTTATCTCAAGTTTAAGGGATTGTGGCTCTCTTTCCCTATCCCAATCGTATATACGAATAGTTTTGTTATTAATAGAAGGTTTAACCTCTAGTGCAACTATTCCTTTGCCTAAAGCGTGAATTAACCCCTTAGGAATTAAATAAGTATCTCCAACTTTAGGAAAGATAATATTACAAAATGGCACAATAGTCTTATTTTGATGAGCATAAAAGTCATTAGTCGTTCGGGTATATTCTTCTTTTAATCCACCTATTATAAATGCTCCAGGTTCTATATCTAATATCTTCCATATCTCCCAACTGTCCGGATGACTCTGTATTGATAAAGGGCCATCTTTGCTATCTAATATTTTGATTTCTATATTAGATTCTCCTGTTAATTTGAGAATCATCTCATTACCCCAAATAGTATCATTGTGCTCTGTTGATTTAGTTCCAAGACAATCTATTTTTTGTCTGATATCCATTATATTTACTCCTTTTTATGCTCTTTTAAATTATTTAAAATATCTTCATCTGTCTCCCAATCTTGAATATAAAATAAAATATCTCCTTTTGGGTCACATATTATAAGCTCTTCTCTGTCACATTTATATCCATTGCCATCGTCATCATACTCTGAGTTTTCAGCAAGATTAAGATATATGTTAGATTCTTCAGATAAATTATTGAAGTAAGCTAGCACCTTCATCAATGTACTTATTTTCACTTTCAATCTCTCCCTTCATTCCATTGTTTATTAACGCTTGTGTTATCTGTTCAATTAGCTTATGATTGAGCGCCCAATCCATAGGATGAGATTTGCAACGCAGTGCGAAGAAAACTATATAAGCGCTTTCATCCATATTATTAATCATATCTCCATACTTAACTACTCCATCTTTAGCAAAAATACTTGGGTCATAGAACAGTTTATCAGGCATTGCGACTTCTGATATCCATCCACACTCGCACCATATAGTGACTTTGTCAAAGCAAACGTTCTTCGTGATGTTTTCTTTTTTTATTGTTTTGTATATCTCTTTATTCTTATAACTTAACCGCCCGCCGCAGACCAGACAATGTGGAAGCTCTTTGTTAATCGCTTGAAACAACTGCAAGATATGATCTGATGTCATGCGTACTGCACCTTCTCTAATGTCATTTTGGCCATTAATGCTTCTTCAAAATCTCTGCCATTTTCAAATTCAAGGCCACAGCCGAAACATCTGCCCAAACCAGATGATATATAAACTGTAAATGATGGTTGTGTTTCTCCATGAAATGGGCAGCAACACCTTAAATACTTGCCACTGATTACTTGTAAATCTAAATGTTTTTCATATATTGCTATTGAGTCCTGTGCGTTCATATCGTTATATGTGATCGGTTTAAATTGCTCATCAGCTTCCATTTTATTATAATCCTCTGTTTCATGAAATGACTTTGTACTTTGCGTTAGTATGTTTGCGATAATATCTTTAAATCCAGTCTTCATTTCAAGATATAGTTGATTGATATCTGTTTTATCGATGCCATTGTTCGGAAGATTAGCTATGCGAACATCCATATGCCCCTTTCTGCATAACTGATATGCTGTATTCATAGCGCCCTTAAGCCCTGCGCCATTTGGGTCAACATCAAACATGATATAAACCCTTTTGATTTTAAGCAGTTTATCCATTAGTGATTTCTTCTTACGATTACAGCCAGCCAAACCAATGGCAGGGAATTTATTCTGTATCAGCGTATAGCAATCGATGAACCCTTCGGTAAGGATAACATAGGGTATTTTCTTATACAGTATATCCTCGTTTATAAGGGCATCATTAGGCCCAGGTATGTTGAGATACTTCCTTGATGACTTATTGCCTAAATCTCGCCCAGAAATGAATACTACGTTCGGGCCAGACTTGGTTGGAAAGACGATTCTATTCTTAAAGAAATCTTGGTCTTCCCATTCATTGTCATATGCTTTGCGTAATAGGCCGGCGCCGAACATAGTTTCTTCTGAAACGTCTTGAGAGATAAGATGTTGTTTAAGCCCTCCAGATTTGGGGGCATAGCCTATATCAAAAAAGTCTATTATTTCTTTACTGAGACCCCTATTAAGGAGATACTGTTGCGCGATCTTGTTTTCTTGCAGTTGTTTTTTATAAAAGCGAATTGCCTCATTTTTTGCGTTTTGCATGCTTGCTGCTCCTTGCAAAGTTTCTCAAATTCAAATAATAAGATTGAAATACATTTTCTCGTGTATTCATTTAATCCGTTATGTTTATTCCCTAAGTCCTGAAAACATGCTCCTGCTGAATTAAGGCTCTTGGTTATATCTTTATTTATATCTTCCTGGACTTCCATCCATTTTTTAAGTTCGGCAACATTTATTTCATTATTGATGATAGGTTTATTATAAATTACATCATGAAAAAAATGCAAGGTTGCTAATATCAAAACTACTACGATTATGAACTCCATCATTCAGCGTGCTCCTTCGTTCTTGGCTTAAAACAATAACAATAAATATCATATGTTTTGTATTTTTCTTTTGTTATGACAAATTCACTATCGAGTAAGTTAAGTAAATCATTTTCCAATGGGCTATATGGCAAGGTTAAAGCCATATCAGACGAGTTGATTGCTATTGTTCTTTTATTTTCTGACACACTGGCCGGCGAGAATCTATACGATACTACTTTTCCTTTAAATCTATCGATATAGACTTCATCGCTTGCTTCATTATCATGCTTCTTCTGATACGTGCCAACAACTAATATGCGACCACCCTTTGTAAGCATTGATTTCATCTTCTTCCATTTAAGTAACTGTTCGGAAAAACTTAACTGTTGATATTCATAAGAGCCATAAAATAAGATGATATCGTATTTCATTAGCGGATGCATCGGACCGTTAAATGCAGCCTTCATCTTCCCGAATGGGTTACTAAAGAATAATTGATGCCGGCTTAATCCTGTTAAAGCGCCAACATTATCATCGATGTTATTCATTGCTAAGATATTCGGATTTTGATACTCTGATATAATTGGCCTAACTAATTTATCATATACTTGCAAACTCAGATCATAGTTAAGATTTAACTTATTTTGAGTGCTATTCAAAACATATTCGTTATCACCAAGCGGAGCATTCATCATTGCCATTTCTTTAATAGCATATCTTAGTGTTTCTGGTGATGTTGCTATTAAATAATAACCATGGCCCTCTTCATAGATAAGACCCCAATTGCTATCAACAATTCCATTCTTTATAGGTTCTACCTTGCGTATCTGGTCGTTCCATAGTTCTTTGTTCGGTAGATATCCGAAAGGGCAAGGCGATACAGTATAGCGCGTTAGCATGTAGTTGTATGAAGCATTCCAGTGAACACAGCAACTCATCTTGCCGTAGATTGATTTAAGCGCCACTGCCATTTTAAAGAAGTCCATTGAAATATCATAAGCTGATTTAGTTCTGCCTGTTTCGGTCCCAATGTATGCCTCATATATCATGGCAAATGTTTTATTATCTTTCATTTCGGACATCATGTATGCTAATTTATTACGATCATAAACCAACAGCGACATATTAAGATTAAAATTATCGATAACATTTTGATATGAATTATAAACATCAACTAATTCATCTTCTGGAAACTTTTTAGGCTGATATAACTCGACCTCACATTCGATTGCTGTTGTTATTTTAGATATATAGTCAATAGCATTTTCAATGCCATATATTGAATGAGTGCTGAAATGGTTATCAGTTACATAGAATTGCTCTGAATCCTGTATAAATCTAAATATAGACATACGAGCATAGAATATATCAATTGAATCGGCATTAGCAGCTATTATGTTTTTATATGTCCAATCCGACTCGCCTTCGTTAGATAAGATATCTGTGTTAAACATAACAAACTTCTTAAGGCTTAATCCGGCAAGTGATGGAGGAATACAGCCATCTGATAATGCTATAATTGTGGCATATTTGCCATAATTAGATTTAACCCAATTCTGCACCACATCCTGATCTTCTGATACTAATTTGTACTGAGCGCCTTTCTCTTTAAATGCATCATTGAAACATCCAGGCGAAGAGACAATATGAATGACCTCCTTAGGATATTTATTTATTATTGCTTCTGTTAATTTCTTATCCTCAATGTCTATTAAATGAGAATATTTATGAGGAGTATGGGCTATATAACCGCCGATTATTAAAATCATTTATTCTCCTTCGTCCGTCTGTTCGCATTTCTCAACAACAGGATTCGATTTATATTCTATAGTAAACTGGTTTTCACAAGAATAGCAGACTTGTAAACAAAAACATGACTTATCATCATTTTCAATTAATTCTGCGTTATGGTTCGGGACTTTACTTTTACAATAAGGGCATTTAATCATAACTTGCACCATCGCTTCATAAAATCATTCCATTTTCTTCTAATGAATCTTCATAATCAAGGCCATAGCCCGTCCAATACAAGCAATATTTACAAGGTCGAGAACATCTATTATAAGGGCCACAACTACAATAAACCAAACAACTATTCTCGCATCCAGAACATTCTTTTTTCTCACATTTATCGCACCGTGATGTTAGTTTCTTACATCCATCGGGAGCTGGGTCTGCTTTCTCTATGTATTCTTTTATTAACTTCCAATGTATTTTCATATTACCACCATGCCTCTTGCCCTATCGTCATTGCGCTAGGTATTATTTTTTCTGCTACTTTATCTCCAACTATCTCTTTTACTTTATGCTGATTTTTAATCAGATCGTTAATGCTACGAATGCCATTATCCCATAGCATTTTTGACCTTGCGCCACCAATGCCTTCTACTTTACACAGTTCTAATCTTTCGGGCGGGACTCCATATTTCAAACGAGTTGCCATCATTGACCAGAAATCGACCTGTTGCCATTTCTTAGTTCTAACATCAAGCAATGATAGTGCGCTGATTATTCTTTCGCTGTCCATTTTAATCTGTTCAATTGTATTATGAAAGAATTTAACTTTAGATTCCTGCGCTATTGCTGATTGATACGCATCGCTGTTAAGTATGAGATAATATCCTAACGCTATTTTATCACTACCTTTTTTAAGAGGAACATTGAAGAACTCATATGCCATTGATATTTCTTCCTGAGATATCCATGCCTTTTGTTTAACTTCCCATGTAGGGATATGTGATAAAGCCTGGGAGAACAATAAATCCTGCTGATGTAATGTTAGGTTATTTTCTTCTTTAACTTTATAGAATATATCGAAATTTTTCTTCCATGCTAACATATCTTCGGGCAGTAAAAAAAATTGCGTAGTTACTATGCCAGTTTGGGTTACAGTATATGTTTCACCGTCAACATCAAGAATAATACAACCGCATTTCAGTAATCTGTTGAAAACTTCTTTGGCTTCATAATATTCCATTTTTCTTGTTTGATGGCATGCTAATGTCTTATCATACCATGTAATTAAATCTTCAGGCGTTTTTATTTTCTTATTATAGATTTCTGCTAACACATGAAATGCTAATATATCGGCATCTTGGAGTTGTGATATTACTGGCTCACCCTTTTGAATACGCTCAAAGTCTCTTTTAAAGTTCTTTCCGTCTTTAATCAAAATATAAGCATCGCCAACTTTATCATATTTAGGGCGACCAGCCCTACCTATTTCTTGAATTAAATCTGTAGTTGACACAATACAGTTTGGTCCATGGTTCATATCTGATATTATAGTGTTGCGGCTAGGCATATTTATTCCGCTAGCTAAACTTGTAGTGGAAACCATATGTCTAAATTCCTTGGCGCAGAATGAATTATATAGATTAACCCTCTCTTCCATACTCAAATCTGCTTTGAAAAATTTACTATCGATTCCACTTTCAATACAGGACTTCATCACGTGAGCGCCATATTTTTTTGCACCGACAAATGTTAAAAATATTTCATCTGGTTTGCTATTAACTAAATATTTTGTTAATTCAACTTTGGCCTCTTTTTCCGATGTTAAGGGCGAAAACTTAATGTAATGACGAGTAATCGTGCATGGACGATATTTGCTTTCAAAAATTAATGTTTCCTTTTTTGTTATATTTGTAATCCATTTCTGTAGGTCAACAATATTTGGAGCTGTTGCGCTAAACATATAGATATTGGCATCGGGACATAGCTCTGTACTTAATATTAACGCAACCTCAATGCAGTGCCCCCTTGATGTTCCTAAAATATGGCTTTCATCTATTATTATTGCACCTATATTAAATAGCCATTCATATTCTGGCTTATCCCTTCTTGCCATGCGAGCAACACTATTAAGCATTTCATTGGTTATAATTATTATATCGCATGTATTAAGATTTGCCATTGTTGAAGCTGTCTTACTATAGTCGCCAGTTAAGATGCCAACTTTATATTGAGCGAAATCATGCTCTAAGTCGTTCCAATCTTGTGATTTTTCCTGGGAAAGAGATTTTTGTGGCGATATATAAATCGCCTTTTTGCCTTTAGAGATTGCATAAGCGGCACACGCTTCTATTACCACAGTTTTGCCACTAGCCGTTGGACTTGATACAACGATATTTTTGTCTTCTACTATATGAGGAATGACCATACTTTGCATAGGATTAAAAAACTCATATGGAAATTTCATATATGGAAAGGAACTTGTTGGAATTTTTTCTCCATCAGTAACGGTTTCCTCTGTTTTAGAGTATATAAACGCTTCACTCTGGTCTAATCCCTCTATTGGCTGCCAAATGATTGATTCTTTTTTTATTTTCTTAACCATATTCGCTCCTATTCTACTTTGTCTTCTGGAAAATTTAAATATGCAAATTCGCCGAAATATTTTCTTGCATATGAATCGTATGCCCTTGCTGCCTGTTCTGGTGTATCAAATGTTCCTATTGTTATTCTTTTGCGTTTGATCTCAATACATGCTTGATATTTTTTTAATCTCTTCGCTACTCCCTTGTATCCTACTTTATTTCTTGCGTTAACGCCCTGATTCCAAGCATTGCCAAATTCTCCGGCTTCTCTGATATTGGACCTTCTATTATCGAAGATATTCCTATTAATATGGTCTGCGTGTTTAATTTCTGGGAAAAGATATTTATGAATTGAAACAGACTTTCCTTTTATACAAGCCATTGGATAGGCCCATTTAAAATTTTTATTTTTCTCGTTTTTGCCTCTATTCCATGAGTATTTTCTTACTTTTTCAAAATCAGAAGCATCGCATATTATTTTATCGCCATAAGAAGTATATGTAATGCAAATATCTCCATCGACATAACACTCTCGTCTCTTATCTCGAACATTTATACTGCGATAATCTAATTTATTTTTATTAATGTGTACAGCCATATTTATTTCGGGAAAAAGCATTTTAACCAAATATATTGTTTTATTATTTATGTTGGCCGCCACGGATGTTCCCCTTGTTCTATACCAAAAATGGCTTTTAATTAAATCAAATTTATCTATATCACAAATGGCTTCATTTCCAGATGATATAGGGATAAAGCATAAATTATCTTTAATATATGGATAATTCCTTTTTTGCTTCATGTTAGACTCTCGACAGTCAAATTGATTGCCATTTATATATAAATAGTCCCAATTTGGACGGCCAAGCATTTGCGACAGACTGACTTCTATATCATTAATAGACGTATACGGAATATGCTTGTTTAGGTGCCATAAGTGTCTTGATGCCATATTATAATCTTTTGCATCGCATAGCGCCATTCTTCCACTTGCCATTGGGATATAACAAATCTCTCCTATTATATAAGGTTTTCTTTTTGCTATCTCTTCTTTACTTATTGACATTCGTTTTGCTCCTTATAAATACCTATATCTTGTTAATCAATTCAACCATTCCTATATTAGTTATCTGACTTATTATCTTGGCTGCATCCATATAAAGAAATGATTTATCGTTTGAGTTATCTACAATCATGTAGTATGGATAGTTATCAATTCTTACATCTCTTTCTGATACATCATTCTCAAGTAATTTCCAGTTGGCATATCTTTTGAGATCGTGACCCAGGCGCTTAAGCATTGATACATCGTTTGCATATATATAAATGGGCCATGCTTTATCTATCTTCTCATCACGCTGTAATAATTCAGCGCCATACATTTCATTGTTATATCTGCAATCATTTATAATTCCTATACTGTATTCAGATGTCTGTTCTTTATGCCACTTCTGTATGTTTTCCCAATTCTTTTTAAACCAATATAAATTATCTTCTTCTCTTCTTTTATTGCCTATCTTGATTAATAAATGCCTATTTAAATCTTTATAAACATAGTCAGTGCATAATTTATCATAATCAAGATTATAAACCTCTGCTGCTTCTTTACGAACCGCATCAGCGAAAGGGCATAACTTTGTGCTGATGTTAAAGTTTTTACACATATCCATGATATGCCATGCGAATGTATCTTTGCCAACGCCATTGCGCCCTCTGATAACTATTAAGTGAAGTTCTCCCATATGTTATCTCCTCCATAAATCTATAATACCATAATTTAAATAGAATGTCAAGAACATTCTTAAATATTAGATAATTCTTTTACTTCCTTCTGCCATCGTATATCTGGGAAGTTTTTAAGTATGAAGCCATAATCATTAGAATCTAGACCAGACCACATTGTTGTTCTGAACTGATATGGTATATTGCTTGTTCTTATCATAAAGGCGCTCTCATATAGCAATGATTTATCACCATGATAGCCAAACTTCTCATAACTATCGAAATGGCCTTTAACGTCCATTGCAATCATATCAACAAGTTTATCTTTAATGATAGGCTTTAATACTTCTGGCATTGTTCCATTTGTGTCTAATTTAATTTTCTTTTTGGCGCATGATCGTAAGTGCTTAAGCATTAAGACTATATCCTTGCCATAGAGTGTAGGTTCACCGCCTGTTATTACTAATCCAGTTGATGGACTACATATCATATCATTAAGGATATCATTAAACTGCTCTTCGTTCTTTGATTCAAGGAAGTTCATGTTTTTGGCGTTATGGCAGTAATCGCAAGACAGATTACAATATTTAAGAAACAATACGCCAGCCACTTCGCCAGGATAATCGACCAATGATGACCTATGATAACCAAATGCCTTTATATTGCGTTTAAAATCACGATTGTGTTCCATCTTTTCTCCCTTTTTTCTGCTTATATTTTAAATTTTCTTTTTCTAATATTTTGGCAGCCTGTAATATTTGATTTAACTTTTCTAAATCTTCTGCATCATTATATTTAATATTAAAATAAATTAAATTATTATGTATTAATTCCAGATGCTTGCTCATATTCTCTCCTTAAAGAAAGGGGCCGAAGCCCCTTACTAATTATTTATGCCCACCCGTACTATTTATGTTTACATCAATATTAAATTCATTTTTTAATATTTTTTGAGCTATACGCTTCTCTTGTTTTGATAAATAAGTACATGAATTTAAACTCGATAATAATATATTTTTAAAGTAAGGCATATCTTCTTTGGATATTTGATAATTATTATCGTTGTTTCCTTGCATAACAAACTCCTTTACTTATTATCCTTAAGCCATTTTAAATATGAACCTTTGCCAGATATCTTTGATATGACCTTATCGCCTTTTACTTTAGCAAGGCATGGAAGCTCAACAACGTCGTAATAGCATCCCAAAGCTAATCCTTCTGATGTTTGAGTATCAATGACATCTAACTGTATTTGTTTTTCTGCTAAGATGTGCTTTAAATCATCGCACTTAGTACAATTAGGCTTTGAAAAGAATAATATCTTTTCAATGTTATCTGCTGATTTAGAATTATAAATAGGCATATCAAAATTAACTCTTGTCCGATCTTTAAGCTCTGCTAATTTGCCTTTAGTCCAATTCTTAATGGCGCTGAAATATCCTGTAATTCTTGTGGACTGATAAGTATTTTCAGAACCACATAATTTGCATTTGTTGTCTAATCCCTTATACATCTTATGACAGTCTCTGCATATGGTCATATCAGGACTATCAGCAGTTTGAACTGCCTGTGTATTCTTTAATACGCTTTCGTAGAGCTTCCTAAGTGCTTTGGGATCTGGTTCTGATTCGCCATGCCATAGATGTATAATAGAGCCAGCCTTTATCATTGGAGCAAACTTTGATTGTTTTTCTATTCTTGTAAGTATATCAACGTGAGCATCGTATGCTAAATGTACTGAATTTGTATAATATACATAGCCAGTTCTTATATCTCCATTAACAAACTGTATTGCCTCTGGAAAGAATTTCAAGTCAAGTAGTGCAAATCTATTAGCAGTGCCTTCTGCTGGTGTTTCTTCAAGTATGCATTCGATACCATATTTACTCGCATATCTATTCATCGATTGGCTCATATATGCCATAATATTAAGACCAATCTTTAAAGCAGACTCTGACTCATGTAATTCCTCGCCACATATTACTTTGACGCATTCATTAAGGCCACACATGCCAAGTAAAAACTTCGCCTGTTCTCTCCTAAGATATGGCGTGCCATCCATGCCTTTCGCTAAAAAAGATAAACATCCATTATCACCTAAATCCAATAATTTACAAATATAGTTATACTTATTTACATGCCCTTTCATCGCTATATCAACAAGTCTATCTATTTCTTTATAAATTCCAGATATTGTTTTGCTCTTATATGCTATTCTAGGGAGATTAATTGTTATATTTTGCCATGCGCTGAACCTTGTATCTTCGGGTCTATTAGACACTTCCTCGATATCTTTCTCTGATAGTTCTAAACTGAGCCGGCAGCACTGTGCAACTTTAACGCTTGTACCACGGTCATATAGAATATAAATGCTTCCGCGTTTTGAATTTATATCGCATGCTATGTCTATAAGTTCATCGTCTTGTGCGAAGTCATTCTCATTGACATGAAGTAATATTTTAGGAAATGCGAAATTGGCCTGGTTAGCATCGCCTTCTGAAATAACACTAAATATTGCCTTTAAAAAATCTCTAGCAATTGATTCATATTCTTTATAAGTCTTGCCATTATATTCTCCACCTAATCCTATTACTTTAGTGTCTTTAAGATATTCTGGCACTCTTAAATCCATGTTAAGGTCTACAAACGCTGTTTGGCCACCACGACTTCCTGCAAGCTGTGCGAATGAATATATAAGGTGTTGTGCTACTTGTTTGATTTCTTTATATGATTTGTTTTCCAGAAATGGAGCGAAAAATGTATTAACGGTAGACCAGCCGATAGCGCCAGCGAAGTAACACTGTAAATAATTTGCAAAACATGTCATATGATTGACAAGCGTAAGCGCATGCTTCGCAGGAGCAGATTGGGCGAGTATGTTGGGCAACTTTAATCCATGTTTCTTTATATACTCTAAACTATTGCCACTACAGTAACTTCTGCATACAAAATCTAAATCATGCATGTGCAGCTCGCCTCTTAAGTGTGCCTCTGATACTTCCTTGTCAAAAACCTCGCGGAGTGCATATTGTTTTAATATCTGACCGGCAAGCGTTAAGTTAATCGACTCTGGAGAATGGCCAGTGTTTGAATTTTCAGTATTATGCTCTTCGATGAGCTGTTTTACATCATAGACAGGAATACCAAGGCTTGAGTATTTAAGCCAATGTTCGTACCCATGTTCGCCAAGTATCTGATTAACTAAACTACGAATATAGGCTGATGAGACTTGTTTGAAATTACTCTTCAATAAGTTTTCTTCAACGCGATTAGCAATCGCTAAAGCGTTTTCAGCATCTACATTGCACTCTTTGGTAAGCGAGTTAATAATGATTTGTTTGTCGAATATGTCATACTGTTGCTCTGTATTTGATTCGATAAGCATTTGTATGTCGGTAGATGACTTTTTGGTCTTTCTGGTTCGCTTTACTTTAATTTCTGGATTAGTCATTTCATTCCCTCTTTCGTATGAAAAAGCGACTGATATTTCACAGCCGCTTTTCCAGTTATTAATCTAAAACCAATTGCCTAAAGTTGAATTATATTAACCATGTCAGGTTGAAAGAGTGAAGAATGAAGGCTATGTCCGACAATAATTGCCTGTATTTTGGAGTAGGATAATTTCTCTACTAAATCCATTATGTACTTCGCCTCCATCACTTCTACATCGTCAACCATTATGATATTATACCCTGAAATCTTTGCTATTGCAACCTGAATTGCAACGGAAGCTATTATTTTTTCTGATGAACTCAGCATTTTAACTGTCTTTGAATTAACAAGAATGCCAAACTCTGTTACTCCATGGTTCTTTTCAAAAACAAACCCAAATTCTTTTGCCTGTTCATTAACTGCTTCGAAGAATGAATCAATATTAGAGCCAACAGATGAGGCAACGATCCCATTGGTTCCTTTGCCCGTTATCTCTAAATATCTTTCTAAATCATCAATTCGTTTTGTAACCCTAACTTCTTCTTGTTCCAACTTCTGTATCTCATTGTCGAGTTGTTCCATTTTGGCGAAGTTAATTAGAATAAGATCGAGCTTATCTATATCTGCTTTGAGTTTTAAATTATTTTCTGCTGCTAATTCGTTCTGTTTAGTATTCATTGCAACGGCAGCATCAAGCTCTTTCTGTGCGTTGCTGACGGCAAATGTTGCCTGTCTTATTCTTTCCTGCTGCTCGGCTTTGAATTTATCTTCTGCTTCTTTATCTAAGGCGATCAGCGCCTGGATTTCATCTTTTAATTTAGCGTTCTCAGCAACTAATGATGCTATATAAGCGTTTATCGCTCCGGCAGATGAGCAAGGTATATTTTCTGATAGTGGACATTTGCCTGCAAATTTAGAGCATTTATCAATGCTATTCTTATTGGCTAATCCCTGTGCATTAATAGCATCAATACGAGATTTAAATTCAGATACATACGCCAATCTCATTACATCCTTAAGCATTTCGCTTGTTGATGTAAGCTGTGCAAAGAAATTCTGAGGAACTTGTGACATCTGTGTGTATAGTTTTTCAAGTTTTTCTTTTTGTTCGGTGATAACACCATGTGATGCTACGCTATCACCAAGCTCTTTAATAGCCGCTTGATTATTCTGTATCGTAGCTTTAATCGTTGACAATACATGTTTCTGTGACGTGCGCTCATCATAGAATTTCTTATAGAACAACGGTATAGTAGAACTTGTCATGCCATAGAACTCATTAAGTTCTTCTGGTTTTAGTTTATATGATGATAGATCAATGGCCGCATCGCCAGAGAAATAATTAAATAGTATCTTCTCTTGGACTTCTGGTGACATTAAAAAGAAATTGTAATTATCACAGAGCATTGTTAATACATATTTATTAAAGCCTTCTGCCTCTAATGCGTCAATATCTTTTTTACGCGACACTGCTTTCTTAATGCCATCATATGTTATTGAAGCCGGCTCAAGTTTACGAGCTATTTTATGTTCGCCTTTATAATCGATTACTGATGATATCTCTGCTTTACCAAGTTCAATTGTTGATATTAAGTCTTTCTTATCACGGTCTGAGCAATCGCCAGTTAAAGAGAACTGTATTGAGTTCTTTAATGTAGATTTTCCTGCTCTATTGGGGCCAGTGATTATATTAACTTTATCCGACAAATCAAATGAAACATCTTTAAATTTACCTATTGATTTCAGTGATATATTTTTTATCATGATTGCTCCTTTACTTACTTTAATCTCATTTCCATAATTTGGCCAAGAGACAGAGGTTTAAAATTATTTACATCAACTCCAACATTGAATCTATTTTTTTTGTATGTCGGGTGAAATAAATCTACAAGATTATGTGTATGGCCATGTAAATGAATGCTGCCACGATGTGATTTGTTCCAGGTTTCTAACGGATAATGAAACATTATAATTGGGATACCACAATGATTTATTTCAAAATAATTTTCGATACGTATAAATCTATGAGCCAATGAAATACAATTTCTATCATGATTTCCTTTTATAAGTATCTTCCGCCCTGTTAGTTTATTCAACGCTTCTTCTGTAAATTGAGGATGTGCAAAAGATAAATCTCCCAAGATATATACAATATCAGATTTATTTTTGACGACATCATTCCAATTATCTATTATCGCATCATTCATCTCAGATACTGTTTTAAATGGCCGATTGCAATATTTAATTATATTATTATGGAATAAATGCAAGTCGGCAGTAAAATATATCATATGCGCTCCTTTGTAAAAGCTTTGCATGATTTAGGTTTAAATTTATGATTCATGAGTATAGTGTAATACGATATTACTTTAGGTTCGCCTTTGGTATGATAATGACTGCAATAATGCCGCCCAAGTATATACCAAAAATTAGCACAATTTTTACAGCATGGATAATTTTTTAGAAAATCTTTTCTGTTCTGGCATATGCGCTCCTTAGATTAAGCGAGGGCCGAAGCCCCCGCTATATTGTATTATTTTATTAATTTGAATAGATAGTACACGCCAATTGTCATTATGCCACATAATATAATTCTAGTTATTTCACAAAAATATAAATATGTGATATAATTATTTCCTATTTCTAATATTACTTTGCATAATATATCCATATCAGTATCTCCTATTTAATTCCGCTACTTCCAAATCCTCCACTTGACCTATCTGTTTCAGACAAATCATTCGCTTCAACAAATTCAACCATAGGAACTTGTTTAAATACGATCTGTGCTATTCTATCGCCTATATTAATAACGAATGGTTTATTGCTACAGTTTTGCAATATAACGCCAATCTCGCCACGATAGCTTGAATCAACCGTCCCGACTCCATTATTGACAAATACCTGGTGTTTAGCCGCCAATCCACTTCTACTTCTTACTTGTGCTTCCCAACCTTCGGGCATTTCAACTGCAAGGCCAGTTGGCACAATTGCATTCTTGCCAGCCTCGATTGTTAAATTAGCAACTGACTTTAAATCAGCGCCGGCATCAGTAGAAAATGCTTTCGTAGGAATCTGAGCATTAGGATTTAACTTCTTAAACTTCATAGTTACTGGTTTTTGTGAGCAACAAGTCATTATTTCCCCCTTCAATTAATCTTTATAGTTGTTATTTATTACTTTGAAAGACCATCTATTTAAGCCTCTTGGTGGTTGCTCAGCGTTATTCTCATCTGATAGTCTTACAACTATTCCCTCAACACATTCTGTACCCATAAAATTTATTTTAGATACTTTGTCCAAGAAGAAGTCTTTTGTATGAATGTCTGCGTGAAATATATGTTCGTCGAGTATCGGCACAGATAATATTCCAGAGTATTCAGAAAAATCCAATATATCTTTTTTGGACATATATGTAGGAATATCTTTTTCGCTTATCTTCTGCATTGTAAATATATGAAATTGCTGCGCAGGAAATCTTAGTTTATTTCCCTGTATTGATGGCCCGCTAATTTCGCCCTGTATGGCAATTGAATGACCTTTATCAATACAGAATGATTTTAATTTATCTTTAATATTTTCTCGTTTAGCCATTAACGCATATATGCTTCCACCATCTTCAAGCATTTCCATATTACGAGAGCATATCCCGAATTTATCATTTTCAAGCAGATAATAATAGGTACAACTCGTTCCATCTATTTTTAATGATTCATACACCGTCTTGCCATCAAATTGACTCAATACGCTTGATATATTCTGTATCCGTTCTTCATCTGTTTTAATTATAAATGATGGAAATGTTCCTTTTGCGCTTCCGGCCATAGAAACATGTAAAGGCTTAGTATACTTTACAGCGCCGATATCACCTGATACATCAGCACCAATATCAGTATTACTTAAGTTATAATCATCAACCGAAAGAAGCAACCCCTGTGAGATATTTCCTAAAAACTTAGCTGTTTTAAGTCTAGTATATTTAACGCCGGTAACTGCTCTCTCATATTCAACTCCATATTCTTTGAATGCAGATGATTTTTCTAAAAAAGCATATTTAGGATGATAGGGCAATAATGTATCTATCTGCACATATATAGCCTTATCTCCTTCTTTAAATTTACCTTTTTCTGCCACACACTGCCATCCAAGAACTATGGCCAATTCAATGCTATTTGCGCCTTCAATTGAAATTATCTTATCAATTACCTGAATTGTTGCCTGATTCATAATCGCTCCTTTACTCTACAATGTGAGATAATTTATCTGGAACATATATTCTTATTATTGAGCCTTCCCATTTCTTATCAATAATTCTACATGAAGGCAACGTAGTGGCGATTAGTTTATCATCTTCTAATATGCCAACATGCTGCATGGCATCATTCGGCGCCTCGTATAAGTTAGTGATATCGCCCATGATCTTATTGCCATAGTGAAACTCATATGCCACGAAGCATGCCTTGATGGGGAACTCAATATCATTGCGATATTTCATTCTTTGCATCTCAAGTGTTTTATGAACATCTTTAATGTTTGCTTCGTAGTTTTTATTCTTAAGAACTATTGGCCTATTTGTTTTTGGATTAACAAATATTTGTTTATTATTTTTAAGGATTAAAGGTCTGCCATCGATTTTAAACTCTAATACCTTGAATGTTGTATTGCCATTAATGCCGAACTTCTGAAAGATATCACAGCAAGCGTCATTGAGGCAAGAACTATTTTTTATCTCCAAAAGTCACCTCATCTTTTATGTTTACAAATAAACATCCACAATCTAAACATCCTGCTTCTGCGCCAATCTTTTCAAACTCTTTCTTGCGGCGTTCATTCCTGTTTAAGAAGCGATAATGCTCATGCTTACACTCTTTCTGCGCTTTAGACTTGGGATACGGAGCCAATTTGTTAATGTCCTTTTTAATCACTGTTTTACCACCATCCTTCGTTTTTATCGTTAACGGGAGTGCTATCGCTTTCCTTGCTATTTCCTTGAACTTCTTCATTTACTACCCCTTCTTCTGCCTTCTTTATTTCTTTTTTAGGCGGTTCATATTCACCTTTGGTTATTTCCATTATTAATCTATAGTTGACGCATTCGCCATCTTCTTTCATACATTTTCGCTTAAAACCGCAGAATGAATGCGCCATTTCTAATGGAGTGGCGCTTATGGCTTTCTTCTCTATCCCATCTACTGCCATGCATATTTTATATAATGCTGTATTAATATCGCTTCCGTCAATATCTTTAAGATAATACTCAATTGCTATATTTTTCTGTTTAAGTAATACTGCATATGCAACTTTAAACTTATAATCATAGCCATTATCTTTCAGTATATCTTTAAGAGCATAAGCATATAAAGGCAGTTGCAGAGCCGTTTTGAGTTTATCTTCGGTATACCTTCTTCCTGCTGTTTTATGGTCAAGTATAATTATATCGCCAGCTTTATTACGAACAACAGCGTCAGGCCATATTTGTAAATAATGGCTATCAATGTATTTGCGTGTTGATGGGTCTTCAATCGGAACACCAACGCCAAATTCTTGTGCCGGCATCATATTGCCGTCATTTCCTTTAATCGAAAGCAATTCAAATTCCTGTTCGACCAACCATTTAAGTATAACTGGAATAGAACCAAAACTCATTTTTTTAATATCTTCATATTCTTTGCTATCAAGGTTATGATTCTCGAACTCTTTAGCGAATGCTTTATGCCATTCTGGAATTAATACTTTGTCGATATACTCCTGATTAACTGTCTTATAGAAGTTTTTATCGTTATAAGCATCAAGTAATATCTTTTCACAGATCGTATGATGAACCTGACCGAATGCAAGGTTATCGCTCCAAGGCTCTTTTTCTTTAAGAATATATTTAAGCGCCCATTTAAGTGAACACATGCTATAGCATTCCACTTTGGAATTGCTTACATGCTCCATTCCATCTTTGTACCATTCTTCTTTCTTAGGCATTATTATTTTTGTAAAATCGCGGTCTCCCATAAATCACCCCTTAATCCTTCATAAAATCAGCCGGCATGCCCTGTGCTTTAAACATTCGCTTAGCAGACATTCCGTCTTTGTCAACTTTAAATCCTTTTAACTTACATCCGTTGCCTATCATGGCATTGATATTTCCATATATTGTAACTTCATATCCCTGGAATCGACCGAAGTTATCCACGGCATCCACTCTTATCTTATCGAAAGCATATTTGCTAAGGTACTGTATGTCTTCGCATGAAAAGAAGAAATACGATGATTTGCATTCCATTAGAAAAGCTCCTTATATTTTTCTCTTATATTAGATATAATTGCATCTTTTGTTGAACTAGACTCTATTATAGATAATAGCTCTTTAATAGATAGTTTAACATTAGCTTGCATAAAATCCAATAGTTCTTGAGAGTTTTTATCTACCATATTATATAATTTTTTAAACATTATTTCAACTAAATCTTTTATTTCTGCCTGAGCATGATTCGATGACCGTTGCTCATAAATATGGAAGAACTCCCTTAGATTAACGACCATTCTAAATCTTGTTGGCGTGGCATTAGGTAGAACGCAACGTGCATCCTCTGGTTTAATTCCTTGTGAAATAAGCCCACGATATAATACATTTATAACATCTTCAAATGTATTATCATATATAACCATTTCTCTCTCTGGATTGCATATATCTCTTATTGACGGTGGAATTATTAATTTAATATCTTCTTTATAATTAACATACCGTTGGCTCTCAACTGAAAACGAAGCATGGCGATAACGTGTTATCTGGGCCAATAGCGACCTCGAAACATCTTCAACAAGAAAATCTATATTAATACTTTCGAACGGTGTCTGATGCCCATCTTTCCACAACTGCTTGCACCTATTTAAATCCTGGTCGGCTGTTGATTCTTTCTCATCACGACGATAACACACTCTCGCAAACTCGGCAATGTATTTAGTTAAATTATCTGTTGTAATGCTCTTGATGACTACTTCCATTGTAATCCCTCCTTATGGAATAACATTATAATATGGTCTCATATACCCATCTATTTCACTACGTAATTCTTTAAATTTAATAAAATCTATTTCTTTTGCTTTAATATATAAAGCCATCGCTGATATTGCTATATTAAGTTTATAAAGCCTAATAAATATGGCTTTATCATATTTTATACGCTTTTTTCGACCAACTCCATCGCGTTTAATATTCTCAAATAAATATTCTATATTAGAATATACGTCTTTAAGAAACTCTTCACTTGCTTCTTCTGAAAATTGTTTAAATAAATTTTCTTTTATTTCCATATCTCCTCCGCTAATTTATAGTCCATTATATTAAACCCCTTGACCAGTGTTTTATCTCTTCCGATATATTCATTCACTTTCATCTGGAATATAAATTTACTCCCTATCGTTAGTTTATCTGCGTTAAACTTATTATCCCAGCATGTGGCATAGAATCCATATGTCATTGTTTTAGGCTGTACTCGCAATGAATACATGTTGTTGCCATTCGCTGTTTTCTTTTCCTTTACATCTGTTACTTCACCATACATAAATACTATATCGTTATCCTTTAGTGCATCTTTCTGTCGATAGCTATGTATCGTTGTCCCAAGGATATAAGGCATATATTTAAAGTCAGGGTCACTTGGACTATATCCAAGGTATTCAATTTCATGTGCTATCTTTTCACGATCTGTAAAATCACTCATGTCCATTATCGGGAACTCATGAGCAGGACACATATCTAAAACAGGTCGCTTAGGTTCTTTGGCAGATGTTTTCTTTCCTTTAGCTGTTGCTATTTCTATTTTAGATTTGTAGTCGCGCATCTTTTTATTATACTCTGACCACTCTGCTTTAAGTTTATGATAACTGCTAACTGTTTCAAGTAACGAGCGACGATTAATTCCTTTAATTAATGTATCGCAAGCGCCAGATAATATCATCGCTTCATATTGAGACTTAGGCATATTAAACAATAAATCAATTAAATCGTTATCATTTTCCATCTTGGTTGATTTAGCTGCCATTTGATTTGACATATCCATTATTGTATTTAAGCCAAGATAGATTGATTTATTCTCTTTATCTCCATATGTTATAGCCGGCGAGAATCTTATGTTTGGCGCATGAATTGGTATCTTCATTCTCATACATTCATGGATGTAAGGAACAACTGCTTCACGCTTTCCATCATTGTTAGCATCTATAACAGCGGCCATAAATTCAATAGGATAATATCGTTTGTAATACGCGGTTGCATATGAATTGAATGAATATGCTACGGCATGAGATTTATTAAATAGATATTCGCAATTAGAGAAGTAAGCATCCCATATCTTTATTGCTATATCCTCTTTGCCAGTACGCTTAACATATCCGTCAATAAACTTCTGCCTCATCGTTGGTATTTTACTTTCCTGTTTCTTGGCGATAATCTTACGCAAGTCATCTGCTTCTTTAAGATTAAAGCCACACAAATCTTTCGCTATTGCCATCTGTTGCTCTTGATACGCTAACACATAATTAGTTTCATGAAGTATTGGTTTAAGCAGCGGGTCATCAAGAACTATTTCATGTTCTGCTTTTGTTCTGTTCCTCATGTATTGCTCAAGGAACATCTTAGCGCCAGGGCGACCAAGTGCAGTAAGAGCGCATATGTCTGCAAATGATTTAGGTTTAAACTCAAGACATAATCTCTGTAGTTCTTTGCCATAGTCGAATTGGAACACACCAGATGTTTGTCCGGTTGTGAATAGGTTAAGAACCTCTGGGTCATTCTTATCTAACATCTTCCATGAGTGCATCGTATGTTCTGGCTTATTAATGCTCTTGATTGCGTCATTAATTATGTCCACTGTTTTAAGGCCAAGTATATCAAGTTTCATAAAACCAGATCGGTCAAGCATTTTCATATCCCATTCTGTTGTTTGTGATATTGCTGACATAGCTTCATTTTTAGACTTATTTGTCATCGTTGGACATAAATTTTCTAAACTATCTGATGCTATAACGATGCCACAGGCATGAACTGATTTATTAGATACACACCCAACTATTGCCATACAATCACGTTTAATGTCCTCGGCATATGGGTTAGAATCTAATAGTTCATTGATTGCTTTAATGGTAAATAGTTCCTGCATCTCTTGTTTGACGGCAGATAAGTTGATTTCAGATTGTTCTATACTATCATCCTCTTCTTCTTCTATATGCCGACCATCCTTTAATGCTTCATTAACTTGTTCATATGTAACACCATAAAATTTACATACTGCTTTAAAAGTGGATTTAGGTCTAAAAAATGAAAAATTACAGATCATGGCCGTTTTGTCAGAACTATATTTTGATACCATATACTTTATTACTTTATGTCTGTTCTCAGAAGATATATCCAGGTCGATATCTGCGAGTTGATTCTTTCTGCCGGCATTATAAAACCTTTCCCACAGAAGGCTATATTCTAACGGGTCTACAGAATGTATATTCGCAAGATAGGCCACCATGGCCCCTCCTGCGCTGCCGCGGCCCGTGCCGAAGCCAATATTTTCGGATCGGCAATAGTTTAGGATGTCCCACACTATTAAAAGATAATCATAAATGTTTGCCTCTTCAATATCTTTTAATTCGTGCCGAACTCTATCGATATATTCTTGAGCATTGGGCTTATCGAGTATCCCTTTTTCTTTAATGCCAATATGACATAGGTATCTGAGAAACTTTAATGATAATGGTTGTGCTTTGTGCTCTGTATCTATTTCTAAGAAGTGGTTAAATTCTCTATCGCTGATTGCCGTCATATCATAGGTCATATTCAGTTTTGACCTATCTGGATAAATAGAGAATGTTTCAACTTTATCTGCCATTGCTTGCCCATTGTCTAATGCTTTCATTAATGCTATTACATGTGGCGCTTCTCCGCCCTCAACGCCTTTGCCTATTTCCTTGTGGTTTTCATCCCACAATTTATATAACTCATCTTCGGTCATAAGCCAGAAGTCATGGCTATCAAATGCGAACCTATATTTTTTCTTTGCTCCGGTTCCATCTTCTTCTCTATTCTCTGCCTCTGCATTCTTCTTCGGGTCAGCAATTGTGGCCCTCATATTAATGCCAAGAAGAGTTTCTTGTGCCTTCGCCTCAGATAAGTTCATATAATGTGTGTCTATGCCAATGATATAAGGTAATTCGTGTTCAATTGCTAATTTATAAATGCTATTATTAATTGTTTGTTGTGATGGAAGCGAATTAGGTTGCAATTCTAAATATAAATCATCTTTAAAGATTGATTTAAGTCGCTCTAAGTTATCAATAGCTAGGTCAGGTCGTGAGTTCATAATAGGCATCGCTAATGGCCCCGCAAAGCATGCTGTCGTGCATATTAATCCTTCGCTATGGTTTGCCAAATCATCGAATGATGTTAACGGAACATAATGGGAATTAATATGTGATGACTTAAATAGTTTAAGTAGATTATTCCAGCCTATTTTATTTTTGCATATCGTAATGATATGCATTTTTTCTTGTGGATTTGTGGTTAATTTAATTTCTGATTTTAAATAAAACTCGCATCCAATAAGAGGTTTAATATCGTTAGCGATACATTCATCGTAAAAATCAAGAGAGCCTCCTATTGAGCCATGATCTGTAATTGCCAATGCTTTATATCCGCGATCCTTGGCCGACTTAACTAAATCCTTGATACGAACAAGAGAATCCTTGGCGGAAAAGCATGTATGAACATGAGAATGTATCATGCTTGCTCCTTTATTTTACTGTTATTATTTTAGACATATCCCTCAATTTTTCAATAAAGCCTTTAAACTGTGTTGATGCGAATGGCAAGACATAGACGTTCTTCTCTAATGTGTCAAGAATATCTGTTTCTGATATTTCGAATAATATTCTTAATATATGCCCTATCTCAACTTCAGATAAAGAGTAGGTCTTTTTATCATATTTATTTTTAGCTTTTATTTTTATATAAGTATAGTCCATATCTTTTTTATCCCTTGATAATTTTACCTGAGATATTGAGTTCATTGATACATCAATTGACTCTCTATGGTTATATGTTGCCTCTTCGTCTTGTTTCATTATAATGTCCATACTTGCTCCTTCATCTGTTCAAATCTTTAATATTTTTTATAGTAACATTTCTTGAACTGTCTGAAAAAATGTGAGATAACGCCAGCCACAATGCAATCCACCACAAAGTATTTTGTATTGCACTAAGATTATTATTTATATTAACAAGAATTTCATTGGTTTCCATATTTGCTCCTTAAAAAAGTGACGGTTTTTCCTCTATTACTTTTTCTTTCTTTCTTGATACTTTGGCAACTTCTGGCTGTTGTGTTTTCTTCCATATTACATACTGTATCTTCGTCATTTCAAGTATGGCCGGTTCATCGTAACAGACGTTAAATATTTTATTACATCTTCTGCAATATACACAGACATTTACTTCGGATAAATCTGGAAACATTATTGCGCTTACTATACCAGATTCCACTGAATCCTGCCATGTATTTTGTTTGCACTTGGGACATAGAACTATATTTTTTTCTAACATCATTTGCTCCTTAAATAGAATAGAAGCGAGATCGCTCTCGCCTCTATCTCTTATTTAGTTATTCGATTGACTATACGCCCCAATGCTGATTATTATTGCCCTGCGGATATACGGGCGGCTGGGCCGAAGGAGGCGCCTGTTGCTGATACTGGCTCTGCGGAGCATACTGCTGCGGCTGAGGCTGCTGATACTGCTGAGGATTAAACTGCTGCTGACCCTGAACGGGAGGCTGTGCGGGAACTCTAGGATGCAGATAAGTTGCGGCATCATAATTAGTTCTCATATTGGGCATTATGATAGAAACCTGACCACTCTGATAGTTAGCAATTACCTGAGCTTCAAGATTCTTTTTGAAGTCTTCATTTGCTACGCCACCACGATAGTTGTTGTTCCATTTGCCTTCGGTAGTTTTCCACGGTGCATTAGCGATCTCAAACCATATGCCGCCATCTTTTTTAGTTTTCAATTCGCCTTTAAGATAGATAAGGTCGTTGAAAAGCATCATCACATTAATTTTGGTGCCGGCCTGTGTCTGTTTAACCTCGAAATTGCAAGCGGTAAGGATTAACTGTGGTTTCATCTGGTTGTTCATTTTATTCTCCTTCATTACTAAATTGTTTTTGATACGTTTTGAAATTATTTTGTTTTTGTTTAGAGTTCTGTAAATTAATCATAGATTCAATATAGATTATATCTTGCTGAATACACTCTTCAATAATGCCACTCATTGTATTATGTTTTAGCCATATGCTAAACTCTCTGCCGAACCTATCCTTTTTCAATCCAAACTTAAGATAACGATACATATTCGGATTATCTGTTTTTGGATTTACTACCTCTGGTGACCAGAGCATCATAACCTTATCGCTATTCTGCTCAATACCAGAGGCTCCTTTCAAATCTGCCAAGCCAGGTTCTCTTTGAACGATTGAGCCATCTGTTCTCATTTTGATATCATCTTTACGATGTAGATGACTAACTAAGAATATTGTTACTTTATATTTATTTGCTAATATTTTAAGTTCTGATGTAATCCAATCTATACGTTCGCGCTCTGATAACTTAGAGCCAGGCATCTTGATTAACTGTAATAAATCGATTACAAAGAATTTAAAACCCTTAGGAACCATTGCTCGTATTGCGTTTGTTATATCGGAATAGTTATATAAATCATCCCTTACAAATATTGGTGTTTTAGCCATTTGTATTGCTGACTGTTCTATTTCAAGGAATCTCTCATCTGGTATTTCTTTTCGTATGAGTTGGTCTGCTGTTATACATCCATTGAGATAGTGAACTATTCTGCGAGATAACATCTGCTCGATTGGCATTTCAAGTGAAAACATACAACACGGCACATTATACATTTGTGCGATATACTCAAGTATTTGCACGGCGATAAGCGTTTTGCCAACGCCTGTATCTGCAGCAAGTGTTATAAGTTGAGATAATGCAATGCCACGAGCTGTTATTAAATTATCAATTACTCTAATTCCTGTTTTATATATATCTTCCTTACGGTTGATATATGACATGAAATCGCCGGCATAAAGGCTATTGTCTTTAACTTCGTATTTGGCTAACCCCGTTAAGGCGATTGTATAAGCGTCATTAATATTACTTACAGCATCCGATAGTGATTTGCATGCTAATAACGATTGCGGTAGTTTCTTTGTAAAGAATCTATGCTTATAGTGCGATAGCAGTGCTTCTATTATTTTAGGAACATCTGATATTTTAAACACGCTACGTTTGACGTTGTAAATCGGATTATTAACAGTCTCTTCTACTATCGAATGCGTAATTTGCTGTTGCCCTCTTAATACAGCCTTTATTAACTTCCCAACTGCGCTATTGCTTATCATTTCATCCGGTATATTTGGCGCTATTGATTCTATTGATGTTGGATAATCTGATATTAAGCACAGTAAGTCAACTTCACTCTGTATTACGGGGTCGCCAGATAAGTCGATAGGACAATCAGCGATCTGAGAATTTATATCTGCTATATCTGGCATTTATCCCGTCCTTAGAACAAAACTTTAGGGTCACTGTTTACAGGCTGTGCATTCTGACGTTTTATAAAATCTGATGTTGCTCTTATATGTTCAACACCAAGATTTTTAAATATTACTTCAGTTATGCCAGTTGCCTGTGATATTAAAGATTTCTGCGCTTCCTGATTGTCAGATACGCCGATCTGTCCGAACAACGACATTAACTCGCTAATAGCCGATGACCTTTCTGATGCTACATTGGTTGGCATAGGTGCTGCGGGAGCGACAGGCTGTTGCATTACAGGGGGCTGCTGAACATACTGAGGCTGAACTGGCTGTGCATACTGCTGGGGCTGCGGCTGATATGTCGGCTGTTGATACGGCTGCTGCTGAAATGTATTCTGTGCATACTGAACTGGAGCCTGTTCAACTGCTCTTATGGGAGCGCCAGACACCCTCCACTGTTCGAATGCAGTTCCGATGCTTTCATCCATAATAAGCTGACCGCCAAACATACCAGTTCTATCCTTAGATGTAAAGCCATAATGGTCAAGGTTAATATCGAATACGGTAGTAAACTCATACTCAATGCCATCACGGATAATCGGGGCCATACCAACCTTACGAGGAACCTGTTTGCCCTTCTCATTGGTTTCCATGACGTAATCCTGTTTCGCTCTCATGGTACAGATTATCGTACATTTTGACTGGAGTATCGCATCAATCATTCTCTGGAATATCGGCGTTACCTGTTTCCATGCTGCATATGAGTTACTTGAATTTGAGTTGTTGACCTTATCGAGAGCGCCGCCCGTACCGTTCCATGAGTGAGAAAGGCTATCAAGTATTACAACCTGATAGTTTCCCTGTTCGGCACATTGAATTGCCTGTACATATCTTTCAGGTGCATACGGAGGGCCGAAAGGAATAACATCGAACTGACCTATCTTTTTCGATAAGCCTTTAATATCTGCGTTTGAATATAATTCGGATGAGCTGTTTTCTGTATCGATGACGAGTATTTTTGACCAGTCTTTCGTGATGCCATAAGCTATCATAAGCGCCGATAATGTTTTGCCTGAACCTGATGGACCAGATATTGCTATTTTAGGACATACCTGAGTTCTTTCCGCTTTTCTAATTTGGAAATTCATTTTATTCGCTCCTTAAATATTTAATTATTTTGTTTCGGGTATCTGATAAGCCATATCGTTCAATACATTGGCATGAGTTATATTAAACTCATTAAGCGCCTGGACGACTGCCTGTTGTTTACTTAACTGCATCGCTTTCGCAATTACGTCAAACCTTAAACATACCGCATTGCTTGTGTTATCATCTTCCGGTATCTTAATATTTACTTGCACTTTGCTCTCCTCCTGCTCATTGATTTCCTCCATTAATCATATTTTAGCATAGATGTTTCTAAATGTCAAGAACTTTCTTATTATTTTTTTAACTTCTCCTTCCAAATAGACTATCCATAATAACAACTATAGCCAATAACAGCATTCCAATCAAGAAGCACCTCCTAGTCTACAAAGTTTAATAACATATCGGTTATATCCTCCTTTAAATTATATAATGCCGATCTGTTATTATCTTCTAATTTATCATATATCCATTTCCACACTTCTTTCATCTTTCCTTTATTTATTCTATGATTCTTTTTTGATTTACATGCATTACATTCATTTCCTATCTTGGTCCCATTTGTTGGAAATGTCTGGTTACATATAGCACATCGATAATATTTTTGTTTAGATTCTTTTTGATAAATATATCTACGCTCAATGCCAAATCTTTTCTTATAACATTTATTACATAGGTTATAATTATCTTCATGCGTTTCTTTATGATCTTTAACTAACTGGCGCTGACAATCGGTGCGTCTAGTCATTCCTCGCCCCTATCTCAATGCTTTTATTTTTCGCAACAATCTTTCTATAAATGTTTTTGGCTTTATTATATATTGTTTAGGGTTATGAAACCAGTAATCTAAGCCTATTTTTTGACATTCTGTACAAAACCATGAACTTGTTTTGCTTTGCTCGATTTGTTCTGCCGTCATGTCGATTATTTTTCCAAGAGGCGCAAAATTAGACGCGCAGCAACAAAGTAAAAGTTCGCCTTTGGTGTTTATCGCCAAAATTTTTGATTGTGGGCATTTGTAGTCCACGGGGCGTTGCTTAACAAGCTCCTCAATGTAGTCAAGAAATGGGCCTGTTACATCTTTTGATTTTAAATCGGCGCCAGTTAAAAAATCATACGCCATAACGAAGTCATTGAAATAGGCGTAAGTAGGCGAAAATACATAGCCTCTTTTCTTGGCCCACTCTGCCGCCGGCTCAATCTCATCTAAATTAAACTGATAAACATGATACGAGATTTGCACATAACCGTTAAAGCCAAATCCGCGACAAGTTGTAACTATCTTTTCAATGTTTTTGATGACCTTTTCAAAATCAAAATCATGCACACGGTCATAAGACTTTTGTGAAAATCCAGGCAAAGAGAAAACTATCCCTTGTAATAACTTCATTGCCCCGATCTGGCTTTCAAAAAGTTTCAAAGGCATTGAGCCATTTGTACTTATTATAAAAGGCGTTTGATTGTCGCTTAAGCTCTCACAAATATTACCGAAATAAGGGCTAGTCATAGGTTCTGCCCAGTTATAAAGGTGGATGACGGTTTTATTGTCTATTACTTTTTGTGCTTTTAGATGTTCGATAATTTCATTTAATCGGTTACTCGGCATTGAAATCTGTTGTTCTTTTTTTGCTATTGCCAGTAGAGCACCACGGGCATTGGGCATTACAAAAATTAGTAATATCTATGTTTATTTGCCTATACATCTTTCACTCGCTTTCTCTGCGCCAAAATATGGCATTTAATTTTATTTAAACAACATCCTGTTTCCTTGGCCTCATTTTGAGCTTTGCCCTCTTCGCTGAAAGCGGTTATCAAGTCGCCATCGGTATCTGTAAGCACATAAATATCCAATTCGTTTGTATTTGTCGGCCTTTGTTCAATCTCGGCCTTGAGTTCTTCCTTCTCTTTTTGCAAAATATCAACCTCGTCAATAAGAGCATCGATGTATTCATCTTCGCTGATATATCTTATTGGCTCGCTTTTTAGTTTATCAAGCTCGGCCTTGAGGCGGGCGATTTCGTCTTTGTACTCCGCTATTCTTTTACCTTTGCGTAAAACAGCATCAGTTAACTTTTCAATATCCGAGGCCATGCGCTCGGCGGCTTCATTTATTTCATGTATTACATCGTTATATTCCCCATTTGACGGCTCCCATATATATTTATTTTTATCTTTTATTATAGCAAGATTTTTGTTCATATTTCCTCACTGTCCTTCATTATCTTTACAAGTGCTTCTTTATAATCAATACTATCGCCATTGACAAAATATTTCTCTTTATCTATTAACTCTTGAATGCTATCTCTTATAAATTCTAACTGTTCAATCTTTTCTTCTTTCTTCCAATACTTAAACATTTCTGTGGCTTCTTTTTCTATTTGTGACTCAAGTATATCTATCACATCATCTTCGTTCTCTTCAACTATATTTTTAAGATTAAGCCTATTACCACACTCCGGGCATTCTACTATGTTATATTTCATAATGATTTACTCTCCTTCTGCATATTTCATAAACATCGTTTAGTTTCCAATCTTTTTTCGGCAACTGTATTTTATACTTCATGCCATGATCTAATTTAAATAAAGATTTCAAATCATAAGTGTTGCTCGCTACTCTTATAAATGTTGAGTTCTCAACGATAGCTATCTTATATCCATAGTTATAACATCTACTAAATATATATGTTAAGTCTGCATTGCAAACATTATCAGAGTTAAAAACAATAACATCAGTATTATTGACATCGCTAATTAATAATACGTCCTGGCCGCTTGTTATCTTTCTATTAGCAGGCGCTATTACCTCATCATATTTATCCACTATTGCCATAAGTTCTTTATAAATCTTGCCTTTAGCGAAATTAGCCTTAGCTAAGTTAACCATAAGTTCAAGTAACTGTATCGATGTGCCATTAAGCCTTGATATATATACTGCCTTATGAAAGTTAGTTGCTAACTGGTCGCTATAGAATGAAGCTGTATCGCATTTAATAGCAATATCAGTTAATCTATATTTCTGCTTATCGTTAAGAAAATTACCAGCACATAATAACGCTGCCGATATGATCCCATCTGCATCTGTACCGAAGCATACAAGATTACGAGATAGCTTTTCAAACTTCATATCCTTAATGATTTCAGCACAGCTTCTTGTATCTCTTAGCACTAAATTATTAGATGCATTATATTTAATAACTGCCTCAGCGCTCCAATTCTCGAAATGATGGTCAACCCATAATATATTCTGACTGGAACGCATATACTTATCGATTATGCCATATGTTGCTTGCGGGTCATGAAAATCTGGCCCAACGTCCAGAACATATATATCCGTGAACCTATTATTAACTCTATCGTTTAGTATCTTGCGTATTGTCCCGTTGCATACAGGCATTAGAACAATGTGTGTGTCAACCTCCCATGATTTATTTTTTAATTTCATCTTTATTTTTCTCCTCTTTATTCGAAAATGCAGCAGGGCATAGATCTCTCATCTTATTATATAACGCTCTTGAAATCATTATATCAGTGTCCTTTAGTCTAGGCATTTGTTTTATATCAATAACTATTAATCTATAGCCGGCTAATGCGCTAATCAATGGGAATATAGGCATATCTTCTTTATTCATCATTCGGCTCCTTATCTTTTAAGTCTATTCCAATTTCAATAATTTCAGCGTCTCGATTATCTTTAAGACTATCGTCTGCTTTGCTAAGTATTTCCTTACTGTGTTTCTCATAATATCCATTCACCTTTCTCTTATATTCACGCTGTTGTACCTTATATTCTTCTGGATGATCTTTCTTCCATTTGGCTGATGTCTTTTTAGAGGCACCTGGAGTTTTTTTCTGATAATCTAATGCAGATTTGATATGGTCTTTTGCATACTGTTCTATATAAGTTTCTAATTGATTGCACAGATCGTCTTTGGTAAGTGCCTCGTGTGTCCTATATTCTTGTATAATGCTTCTGATGTCTTTTATTAATCCCATGATTACTCCTTATTTATTATTAACTTATATCCATTAGTAGTATAAATAGCGGTCCAGCCTTGTTCGATGATATAATCCTTTACAATATTTGCAATTTGTTCTTCGGAGTCGGCGCGACCCATAATATTATTTAATGCTTTCCCAGAATTATCCGATGATGGAACAAGTTTAATTGTTAATAACTTCGCTATTCTTTTTGGTGTTTCATGTGATAATATCCATTCTGTATATTCTGGCGCAATTTTGTGTAATGCCCATGCTTTATAATGATATGGTGCTTTCTCATAAGTCGCATAAAATGATAACCATGATTTACGATATTTTCTCATTAATTTTCTACACCATATTATACCATCAAAACAAGCACCTGCCTGTTCTAATATTGCGTTGGTTAATATTAATTTATTTTTCATTTTATTTCTCCTTATTCTTTTTTTTACTTACACATTTTGCTAACATATCATTAGCCCATTTTATCTCTTCATTGAGAATCTCTATTCTTTTATAATATTGACTTGTTGTTTTTTCATGTTCAGATTCTTGAATAGATATAAGTTGCTTTGTTTTGTCTTTTATTTTTTTTATATCATCCTTTATTCGTAATGGATTTTCTAATATCTCTCTACGAAAATGTAAACAGTTTGCTTTTATTTTATTGATACAATCCAATAAAGAATCACCTAATTCTATGCAATCATTGCAGTATTGATAATATTCTTCGTTGCCTTCTTTATAATTTATGATATAATCAAAATTACTATAGCATATAAATCCGAATGAATCTTCTTTTATATTATACACTATCTCGGCATATTGGCTAATACCATAAATTATTTTGCCGACATCAACAAAAAACTCATCAAAATCATGGTCTTGTTTCATTATCATCTTATTTACTCCTTCCCATCTCGCTCTACTTGTACTTGAAATATCAACTTTCTTTCGCTATCATTCGCTGTTACCCATATAGATGAAAAATCTGTTATATCTACCAATACTTCTGCTGCCTTAGATATATCTACGCATTGTTGGGTTAGGCCACTTTTTACTTTTAAAGTCAATTTATGCATAAATACCTCTTTTCTGTCTCTTATAATCATTAACTCTACACTGTAATCTCACCAATGCCTGTTCGAGCGTTTTCATCGATATTTTTCTTTTGCCTTTTGTTATTAATACCCTTGGATATGTTTCGCAATATAATATAGAATTACTTACATCATTCAGATCAAGAAATATCAGTTCATAGTTGCCTTCAAAAAAATCAAAATCTAACAATGGGCTGTTGCCTTCTCTTTCGTTTGCTTCTTTTAATAAATTTTGTTTCATTTCGTTTGTTATAACTAAGGTATCTATTCTCATTTTTTATCGCTCCTTTTATTTTAATAATTCAATTTTTCTAACACAATAAACTCGTGTTATTCCATCAAGATTTGTTACTTTAACCTCAAGTCCCCATATTTGTGGTTCCATACATTCTACTGATTTGGTGCTTTCGTCGGTATAAATAATACCTCCATCACAAAGAATTAGTTTTAATTTTAGAGAAAATGTATTCATATTAATTCCCCCTCAAGTTCTGGTTCTTGGGGATGCAATATTTTATTTAATTCTTCGTCATCGATATTAATATCTACAATATTTAAATAGTCAAAACTACTATCCTCTCTATATTCAAAAATTTTATCATATAAAAGATCAGAATTAGCATCAAATGCATACTCGTCTTGCACTTCCAATGCTTCTGGCGCATATTGGTCATCATACATACAATGCCTTCGACCAAATAAAACTTTAATTTTCATTCTATTTCCTCCTGTATGTTTTTCTTATAGTCTAATAATGCAATACTTAACTTCGATCCTTTTTTATTATCTCGTATTATTATATCGAGTTCCATTATTGTCTTTTCCCTTGCCCAGGTATATCCCTTTTGGAAACCATGTCCATATTCTGTTATCCCAGTAATGATAAAATTCTTCATTCTCTCTACACCTCATATTTACCCGTTCCTCTGCATGCACCGCATTTTATGTGTCTTCCCCATCTATCTAAATTATCATACCAACCCGAACCATTACAAGCACAACATCTTTCTTCAACAATTTCTGTATTTAAAATATATTCTTTAACGCTAAATACATCCTCTTTGCCGCATTCTTCCAGTCTTTTTAAATTTAATTCTAATGTCCTGTTTTCTGCCAATATTTTAGATTTAAATAATTCAATAACTTCTTCGTATGAATATGTGTAATTATCTGAAAAACTTTCCGTTACAGCATAAATTTTCATTTTAAATGTTCCTTTTTATTCTTTTTGTCAAAATATGAAGGGCTTATTTCTTTAATCGCAGCAACAAGTCCATCAAGTTTACATTTGTCGCATAATATTGATTGATCTGGAGGATAATCACAAGAATCAACACTATATATTTTTACCATAAATCTTCTAACGGTATCTGCATATTCTCCATCAATTGTCCTTATAGCCCTAAGATTGTCTAAGTTCGGGGTAACCAACATAACGTCTATTTCTTTATCACACCTTGAACAAATTATTCGATACTTAGTTTCTGTAATTATTCCCATATTTATTCTCCTTTTTTTATTTCTACCAACATCCATTACTCTGTATTTGTATTTCAAAGATTAATTTTTTGTTACTATCGTTTGTAGTTATAATTATGTCGTTTAAGTCTTTAATGTTTACAATTATCTCGCCTGCCTTAGAAACGTCTATAGACTGTTGGTTTTGTTCGCCTATTATTGTTAAAATCATTCATGCCTCCTTATTTTATTTCGGTCCCGCCCTTAGATACATTTCTTTATCAAATTCTTCATTCAACTCCTTTACTTTAAAATTATCAAATACCACAGGAAACATTGCCTTACCTTGTGTTATAAAGAAGAACTCTTCGCCTGTATCTTGATTATAAAACATACATTTGACATCATCATCGATTACATATGTTTTTTTAGCCGCCTCTATACCAAGGTTATTAACAATAGATTTGCACGATAACGTCGATACTGTTACTGTGCAATTTAATAGTTTACGCGCTATTGCTTCTGCTTGTTTAAGCGTTTGTTCGTTATATTCTGGCATAACATAGTAGCTGATTTCGTTATGCCCTATAAACTGCTGTGCTAATTCCTTTGATGTTTCAGCGAAAGATGTAGGTACATCTTCAATAAATACCTTTTGAATTAATCCAAGTTGACCAAGCAGATTAAACAATCTATTCGCTGTGCCTTTATCTTTGCCTATGATTGAACCGAAGTATCTATTCGACAAGAATGTAAGTGCTTTTCCTTTATAATATAATTCCACTGGCTGTGATTTATCGATCTGATATTTAATAAGATCGTGTATTGTGCTTTTGTTCTTCTTAAGTAATTTATTAATAGCAGGATAATCAGCGCCATTTAAATCAAACCATGTGTTCTGATCGCCTATAAGTTTATTTATCTCGCGATAATACTCTTCATTGCCTGTAAATATTTTAACCACAGAGCATAACTGCTTAACAAAATCAGATACGCTCACATTACATAACTTGCAAATCATCTGTATGTTATTTAAGGATTTACCATGCATAGAGCAATTGCTGCTATGGCAATAAAACAACCAACTATTATCAAAGCCGCGATAAACAACTGCGCTCTCCTTTCTATCTTCATGGAAGATACACTTAACCGACTTAGACGCACCCAAGTCAAACATATTATTCATATCAAGACTATTAATATATAAAAATAAATCTTGATTACTCTTAAACATATACTTATCTCTTATCTTATTATATTCTATATCTTCTATTATATTATCTTGTATATAAGATATATATGTAGATATAGATATAGGAGAGGGGGAGATAGGGGTATTACTTTCATTATTATTGTTGGTTTTTTTTAAAGGCTCATTTTTACTGCTATTTTCAGAGGGGATAAATCTTGAGGTTAAAGATTCGAAGATTTCATCTTTAATCATAGGTTGGTTGTTAAAGTTAACCAATGTAACTTCAACTGGATTGTTAATGTCTTTATTATGGAAAGACCCAGGCAAACGTATTGGATGATTAGGCGTTGATACAGCCCTATCTAAAATTAAGCCGGTGTCGAATCGGATTATATTCGCAATGGCACCCCAAACGTCCTTGTATGAAGTTTTAGATAGGTCTGTAACTTGAATATATCCATGCGGGCCTCCGACCGAATTAACTATGCAGTTAAATCTGATCGGACATGAATTAGAAGATGCGTATTTGATAAGCACATTGGATATGTCAACGCCCGATTTGTAGGTGGGATTATCTTTAAGATCGATATCGAAGAATAGATTAGAATAATCTAAGATATCGTTTTGTTTGCGTGATGTTGTTTTGTTCGGAATAAGATAAATGCCCTCGCCATTTGACTGAGCCTTATCCATACGAAGAAAAAGAGAATCAGATAGCGGTTCAGCCCAAGCGCCAGTGATGTTTGAGCCAATTCCATGCTGAAACTGAATCCGGAATTCGGATAAATTTATTTTATTTATGAAATTTTTTATTGATTCCCTATTGACATGCAATGGGATTTGTGTTAAGATAATCATTGTAACTTTACCAATGGCGCTCTAAAGACCGTAAATCTTTAGGGCGTTTTTTTTCCTTTCTCTTAAATGTCAAAAAACATAAATTTATTTTAACATATTTTTGGGTTGATGTCAAGAGATTTCCTGGATCGGTTGAGGGCTTGGACTAACCCCTCCCGTCCTTCAAGGCAACCTGAATCTCTTCTTCATAATCAGAAGAATCTTTAACGCATTCTATGCTCCCTGATTCGCCAGTTACGTAATTATCGTAATAAATTGAGCCATCTTCAAGCCCCCATATTTCGGTATCAGGGCTTAATTTTCTTAGCTGTTTAATTAAGCTGGCCACTGTTCTATTGTTCATGTTCTCTCCTTATATTTTCTAAAGATACATAGATGTCCTTCCTCTGATATTTCAATACGGTCTATTTCTATATCGTATCCTTCTTGCACTAAGGACTGATTTAAAATTTTATGTAAATTGTCCTTATATATAAACAATGTGTCCGATGGCATTGTGTCTATTGATTTAAGTGGCTTTTCGATATATTTATTTTGCCACATGACTCCATCTTCATCTGGGCCTTCATCCCAATCTTTAAACATTCTCATATTATTTCCTCGCTATATTACTTCCAAATCCATAATTAGGATACTGTCTGATGTTATGTATGTATGCTATCTTCTCCACATGAACATACTTAGGCAATTGATATGTCTGTTGCTTGTATAAACATGCTACGTCGATTCTGGCGCCCTTTATAGCACGGCCAACATCACATGCTACGAATATAATATCAGGAAACTCTTTAATTCGTAATACCGTCCCTGACTTGATAATTTTTGGATCGGTGGCGATAGATACATAACTGCCAAACATATAGTTTTGAAGGGGGCGCAATAGATTCCCGTATCTATCTTTACGCCCGCCTTCCATCTTTAATTCTGCCTTTGTTTTTATTCCTTCGATATAATATCCCGTTGCCCTTAACTTAATCTCATTTGATGCATAAGAAAATGTGCTGCAAAACGTGCTAAGAAAAAGTGCTACTACAATAATAACTACTTTCTTCAAACTATTACCTCACTTTGCATTAAATTGACAGGCTAAGAGATATTATATCATACTTTTATGAATATGTCAAGTATTTTATTTTAGTGCATCTCGAAGATTACAGATGAGCCATTCAGTGCTTCAAAGCAAAAGCCACATGTAGAACAGTTGCCTTCGCATTTAAAGCCTTCATATTTATCAGTATCACCTTTATTCACTGTTCTCGCTGTTGATAGTCTATGTATATTTGGTATTCTATTATCCAGCCATATGCTGAAGAATATATTAAGATTAGGTGGAAGTGTCTGTTCCTTTAAATAAAAGTTTACAATACCATACATTTTTGTAAAGCATAGAAATTTAGTATTAGGGTATTCTTCTGCTATTTGAACCATATCGTTAAAGTATTCTTGATTTAATATATCGCCAGATACATGCCACCTAAAATAGTTAGGACTCTTTTTGCTTACATATTCTTTTATTTCCTTAAAATATTTATAATGATTTGTCGTTACCATTATATAGTTATTATCGTAAGCTGCTTTAGTTTGTTTATATTGTCTATATGCTTGATTCGCATAGCATTTAGACGCACAATCTTTGCAATTGCCACATGATTTGATAGGTGGCAATGATACGCTTGGTATCTTGCCCATTTTAGTATTACCGATTGATATTTTTACTTTCATTATTTACTTTCCTCCCTGTTGTCAATCAGAAACATAAGATGTAACGATTCTTGAGCTTTTTCTTTTATTTCATCTATTTTATCTATTATGTCTCCGCTGTCATTGCGAAAGGTTATATAATTTTCTTTTTTAACATTCATCCCTCCTCCAGAATACGCTTTTCTGACATCTATAATTGTATTTAATATATCTTGTATGTGCTGATGTAAAAGGTCGTATGCTTGTTGATTCTCCATGCTTATTTCTCCTTCTCCAATATCTTTTTAACCGGCCAATCAAATACTGTATCATCCTCCCATGTTTCAGGACAATTACTTTCAACAAAATATGCTGCATCGCTTTGTTTCTTATTCTCATCATGAAAATAAACTCTAATTGACAGATAAGTTCCAAAATCATGAGGATTCTTTACTATCACGAAGTATATGTCTGTTTTATCAATTAGTTTAGCAAAACGCTTCTCAAGCATTTCTTTAAATTTAGTTGCTTCTTCTTTCATTGCGGGCATATAATCGTAAGATGGATTAACTTGAACACAACCTACTCCCCAAGGTGCTGATTCGATGTCTAAATAATCTTTCATACTAAATCCTTCCTTTATTATTTTAATTTATGCAACGTAAAAAGCATTCTTGTTCCTAAAAAGAATATTATCAAATTACACACTAAAATTATTTCATTAGAGTATTGAATTAAATATTTCATATTAAATCCTTCCTTTTATTCTTAATTATTATGTTATTCGTATTAATATTAACGCCAGGATTATAAATCATTACATCAACTTTAAGTGAGCCTATAGTTTTAGATTTATTCTTTAATACAAGCTCATCTCCTACTTTATGCCTTTTATTTCTCATGAAATCTTTCACGATCTCATTAAATTGTTGTGTTGCCTCTGATATATCTTTGTAATGTCCAAGTAAACGTTCTGAGAATTTAGTTAATGTTTTAGTTTTGTGTGATGTTAGGTGATAGATTCGATAGTCAAAGAAGAACATTATTCTGCCTCCTTTAACACTACTCCAGATATTGTCTGCTTCCATAACGACCATTCAGCGCCACAGTCATTACACTTATAATGGTCTGTTTCTTCTCCCTGCCACTGCGGATGTTTCTCTAAGCAAACAACATTATTTCCAGTACATTCGGGAGATATACAATGGAATCGATTAAGTGATTCTAATTCCTCAGATGTCATTTCTCTTTTAGGCTCAAGGCTTATTTCAAATGTTTCTCTTACATTCATTCTTGAATATATCGCTTTACTTGCACGGATTAATTCGATGAATAGGGATTGATATTCTTCTTGAGATAAATCCATAAGCTTGGCTATTATATTTTGGTCAATGCTTAGCGGCTCTCTCATATTGCCCATGCAAAGAAAATATTGTTTGCCGTTGGAACTTAATGATAATATGCCATCGCATGTCTTTTTGTTCGCATAGCTCCACATATGTTTTAATAAACCATCTATATCGTCGATCATGCCAAGTTCGCCAGCGTTAATAACCTTTCTCCCGAAACATGTATAATATCTTTCCATTTTCATTTTATCCTCCTACATTTCTAAAGCTGGGATTTCATATTTACAATTAGGGCATATTGCAATGATACACCAATTGCCATATTTAAGTTGAAACTTATCTGTGTTACAAATCTTACAACTAATGTTTTGCTTTATATCTGTTGATATAAAATGGTCTCTGTCTGCATATCCGCATTTTATATTATCTATTAAATCTCTATTGTTGGGGTCAATTAATGATAATGGGATATATATATCTTTTCTTCTATATCCGTCTGATAAATCAATAGAATCGCCGGCATAGTCTTTTAAAATCATATCTAACTCCTATTTTAATACCATTATTGATTTAACTACATTATCCTGCAATGTTGCCATGATATAATCGTTTCTGTTTAATTTATCCAACGTGCTTGATGGCCTTGCATCGATCTTATACATTTTATCTTTGCCTTTGATTGTTAATTTATAGTGTAATTTACCGTTAAGTATGATTGGCTCTTGATATTGATATAAACCGTAGATATTCAATTATTCCTCCTCGTCTGGTATAGTCTCTGTATACAACTCCATTGTTGGCGGGATGCATCCATTCATGCACCTATAAACATCATGCTCCATATTGCCCTCCATACGCATGTCGCAAAAGTCGCCACCACATGTTCTACAGTGCCTTACCCATTCATGGTTTCTGCAGATATCACATTCCATAATTATTCCTCCTTTGGATTTCTTTTCTGCTCATATATTTCTTCAATGGTTTCTAATGTAGAAACAACTTCATCAATCGATGCTGACACTATTTGCTCGAATGATAGTTTTGTTAACAAATGGCAAGGATAATAACCTCTGTCAGACTTTGCCCCCTTCATATATCTATTAATTTTTACTGGTTGTTTAGCTTTCTGGAATCCTACATAGACTTCTAATTCTTTTGTGTCTATGTTAATGATATATGCATATTCACAGAATAAACTATCTTTGATAAAGTCTATTCCATCAAGCATATAAGGAAACCCTTTGGCGTAAGTGAATAAATTGCCCTGTGCATTTCGGAGCAAACAATACCAATCTTTTTCTGACTTATCACTTACATCGAAGTTTGTTAGTCCTTCGCATTTACATTTAAATATCTGCGCCTCTGTTGGTTTTGATTTTTCGTCAATCATTTCAATGCCATCAAATATCTCAGGCAATTTATCAAGATTAACTTTCTGTAAGAAATCGACAATATCTTTGCCTAATCCACGGATATAACTATCGTAATGATTATATATTGCTTTAGTAATGCCACCTTTGTAAAACCCAACTAATCCTCTTGTTCCCATAATTATTCCTCCTCAATTTGTATATAATTTTTAGGTTTATCTGTTACTTTAACTTGAATTGGTTTATATTCGATATCCCAGCATGTTCCACAATCGCATTCCCAACTGATGATTACATGGCCATTCCCATCATAATGTGTTGCTTTTTCTTCAATATCTCCACCTAAATCACAATTCTTGTTTGGGCATTTCCCATCTGCCACTAATTCTACTAAATCCATATTATTCCTCCTGTTTAATTTAATTTTACCAGTGAATATCTTTTGTTACCGATTTAGCACACTCAGCGCAGTATACCTCATTGTCAGACCCATCAAATGCATGTAACTCTCTTTCTCCATGCAATCTGCCATTTTCTTCCTTTATCGTAGCGTTATATATTCCGGTAAATGATACCGTAAATTGGTCTGAACCGCAGTTAGGACACTGATATGTCTTCATAATTATCTCCTTTAATTTCAAATGTATAATCTACGTTCTGGCCCATTACAATATATTTGCCAATGGGTAGTTTATCCTTTTCTGTCTCAATGTTCCACTCGTTACATTGTGCAACTATATTGCCTGTTTTGATGCAATGAATGAAGTATTTCTTTTGGTTCATTAATGCCATTATTTTGTGCCTCTCTTTATTACTGACAGTGAAACCATTAAATCAGTAAGCTCATTCATACGAATGCTTTTTAAAGGACAATCCTCTCTAAATGCTTGATGGTCTTGTAACACTGGCTGTAAGACGCCTATACAGCTTTCTACTAATTGGCAAAAATATGGGTTATTCCCTCTGATAAAGGGGCATTGGGCGCAACTATCAAGAATTAATTCTACTATTTTCATTTAGCCACCTTCTTGTAGAAATACATTGGTGATTTTTTTACTTGTTTTAAATCAGCAAAGAATTGTTTCTGTAAGTCGATATATCCCTGTATGCCTTGCTCAGCAAAAGATGTAACTGGGTTTTTGCAGGATGGACATATCGTGTCACCCTCTATTAACTTAAAGCTATAGAAATATAGGCCGTATGTCATATGACCACAATGCCGGCAAGGATTATTGTGGAATAATGTCTCTATGTCATAGGGATGATGATTAATTGTTATTTTCATGTCTTCCTCCTATATGTATAAAGCATCTGTTATATTATATTTGCAATCTTCTGTATGGCCATCGCGTTCATATTTATTATTATAAAATAGATGCGTTGTTATGCCCCTTGGGTCATATTAATGTTCGACTGATAGTCTGGACAAACTAACGTCTGCCATTATAATCTGTTGCATCTTATCTTCTACTTTACTAATTGCCTTGCGATATGATTCTTCTGATTTAAATTTGCCATTACATTGATCTGTGCATATACGCTGATGTTTTTTGTGCAATCTTCGTAGCTTTACAATTGCCTCGAATCTCTTCCCAGAGTAATCTAAATCTTTACACCAACATGCAAGGATTCCTTTAATTGCTAATTCTGTTTTTAAATTCATATTTCCTCCTTATTTATACATTACTACAAATGTTGTACCATCTGCCTTAAATTCTTCAATGGCTAATAAGAGATCGTTGTTGATTTTAACTTCATTGCCGTTCGGATATATTATGCGGTCATGTCTATAGACAACCACATCGCCATTGCCTTTGCGTTCGATAATGCCTCTTATACTCATATGTACTCCTCCTTAAATGCATTAACTCATGTAGGTTGCCATTCTAACGGTTTCGTCATCAACTATTAAACAAAGAACGCCACTATAGAATGAATCAGAGTGATATCCGCCATAATCCCATCCCCTGCCGAAAGGATGAAAGGTGCCATCTTTTATGCGCTCTATTGTCATGCCATAAGTTAAACGCATAAACTGTGAGATGTCATAAATGTTGCCACGATATTTAACAAACATCTGTTCATCAAGTTCTTCTGGTGTCCAATAATCGAAATCTTTCTTTTCATCTGGAGTTAGTTCAAAGCCATAAATGACAGGGCATTCTTCGATGTGTTTGATTTGTATTTTATTTGCCGTGGTTGTTTCTTCTTCATTATCTTCTTTTCCAGTGCCGCCGCAATAGTTACATCCATGCCCATGGCAGTTATAACAAGTTTGATGCATATTGCCTCCTTTTATAATGTAATTCCTGTTATCTCAAAAAATATATCTTTGTCAAAATTAGGTATAGATTGTATTATTGTTCGATTTTCTTTTGTTAACTTATTCCACCATGTCTGACATGCCTCTTTGTATTCGTATTTTTTAAGATAACCTTCGATTAATTTTTTCGCTTTATCTTGCGATTTTTCTTCTTCTGTATAATTAATCCACTCTATTAATACTAAACGTTCTGATGTCAACGCATTAGAATATTTTGAATTTTTAAATTCTGATGTTGTCATTTTTGTTGTCTTATCAAACATAAAGACGATATGTTCTTTTGTGTTAAAAAAACCATTTGAATAGTCGCCTGAATTGTAGTAGCCTGAATTGTAGTCGCCTGAATTGCGGTCGCCTGAATTGTAGTAGCCTGAATTGTAGTAGCCTGAATTGTAGTCGCCTGAATTGCGGTTGCCTGAATTGTAGTAGCCTGAATTGCGGTTGCCTGAATTGTAGTTGCCTGAATTGTAGTTGCCTGAATTGTAGTTGCCTGAATTGTAGTAGCCTGAATTGTAGTAGCCTGAATTGTAGTCGCCTGAATTGCGGTCGCCTGAATTGTAGTCGCCTGAATTGTAGTAGCCTGAATTGTAGTTGCCTGAATTGCGGTCGCCTGAATTGTAGTTGCCTGAATTAATAAATCCAGTATTATCCTTTCCAGTATTACTAATGGCCCAGACTTGTTCTTTTGTTAATATTCTTATGATTTTGAATTTATTTGTACAAGATTTTTTGCCGTCAGTATCATGTAAGACCTGACCTAATACTTCAATTTCTCCGATTACAGACGACCTTAAATTATAATGTTTATCAATGTCATTCAGTTGTCTGCAATAATGAAATCCGTTATTGCACATCCTTAATTCGCCTGATATTGTATAAATTTCGCCAACACAAAAAATAGTATTCCTACATTGTAACTGATTGTTTGAATTGACATTAAATCCTTTATATGCGATTTGTTTTATTTTTTTAGTCATAATTATCTCTCCTTAAATATGTTTATAATATTTTTGTTGTTAATAAACCTTCAAAAGCAAATTGATCTTATATCTGCCACTAATCGCAACGTTTCGTGTAAATGATTCGCACGGTGTATTGTATCGTATTGATCTCGTTTATAATAAAATCCATCTGGCCCTTTTTCTAAAACAAAAAGCGCTTTAAAAATTTCAACTATTCGTGGGTTCCAGTTCTTAAAAACCTCATTTGCTTCTCTTTTTAACATAAGTCACTCCCTTTTTGTTAATTTTGCCTATAAACCAAATATATAACACCGTCAATCTCTACTTCATGTTCATCTCCATATTGTGCCAAGAAATGGCCACGACCATCTGATGATACTGCATCATCAACGAAGTGGTCGATATCTTTTATCATGCTTTTAACAAGAAAATTAGCCGTTTCGCAGAGGCTACATTGTATTTTATTTAAAGATTTTTCGATTTCGTCTCTCTCTGCCATATGTTCTGGTTTATATGCCATATGTGATACAATAAATGATGGCCTAAATGCCCATAATGATGAAAGAACTGCCTTTTTAACTGCTTCATCTGCTTCTTCTTCAGTGCAGACGAGATAATCATCTGCCATATTTGCCGATATGTCATCTGTGTCTGTTTCTAAGTGTTTGGCAAGTATTCTAAGGTTTAACTCGAAATTTTCGTTAGTTATCATAATCGCCCCCTATATAGTTTTATCATATTTTGCTTTTAACTTTAAATATAATTCTTTTTCTTTTGCATTTTCCTTCTCTTGCTCTTTTAGAATATTGTCCATGGGGAGGGTTGGGTTAACTTCTATTCTTTGTATATATCCATGGTTGTTCATTTGCTTATATATTATCGCATGCTCCTCGTTCAAAAATGCATAACTTGCATATGACTGCTCCTCCAACTCGTCATATGTCAAGAGCGCCCAAACATAAAAAGAAGATTCATCTTTGCCTGTGATTGATTGACAACCAGGGTCGTATGTTTCTCTATTCTTTCTACTTCTCATAATATTCATTGCCCCTTTCAAATGTGTCTTCAATTATTTTTTGTGTGTTTTTTAGATTGTTCTTGGAAATAAAAGTTATAATTATCTGTACACTCCCCATTTATGACGAGCGCGGTCAACGATTCGCTCATGTATGCTATATTTTCGAAGATAGAGAATAGATGAATGATAACGCCATCATCTGACTCTGAAACAAATAATGAGCCAATATCATCTGGAACCGCTGATTTATCAAGGCGCATGTCGAGAAGAACATTTTTCATTATAGCCTCCTATTCTGTTGCGGTATCATATACTTTGACGCATTCATAGTCTATGTCAAATTTATGTTCGCACTCGTTACACTTAGCAACGATATACAGCATATTGTCATCAAATTCCATCATTATGGCGCCCCAATTGCCACACCCACACTCTGGACAATTAACTGCGAAAGGTTTATTATTACTCATCATCTTCCTCCTCTTTATTTTCGTCATAACATTCTTTACAATCTATGCCATCGGGAGAGCAGCCAAGACACACTCTCTGATCGCAAGTATCGCAAATAATATATCCGCCTATATCATCTTTATCTATCATTCTGCCGCATATTTCGCATTCGCAAGGCAACAGATCAGATTTACAGTCAAGGCACATATCGCTATCTGGGTCAAATGCCATAATGCATACTTGCATATGACATACTTCACAAGGGATACGGGTGTCTCCATGGTAATCTTGACCACAATAAGAGCATATCGGCTTATTATTGTTCATTCATTATTCTCCTTGACCTATCGGCCAGTTGCATCTTAAGATTGAATATATCATCATTGCTAAGAACATAGTTAACATCATTCTTAAAACTGCCAGAATAGAAATAAACTCGGCAATATATTTCGTAGTCATCTTTGCCTCTAACTTTGCGAATCTGATAATCTGGGCGTTCATATTCGCCATGATATAATGTATATATGCCAGATTTACAGTAACGACCTTTGCGATATTGTATATGGTCAGAGTCTAATAATAATTGATGTGCTTCTTTTTTAGTCATGTGTTCCTCTTTGTATGCCACTATGCATATTGGTTGCGAACTTAGACGTTTCAAATACTGCATCGACCCAGCATTTGTCACGAACGGATTGCGGTAAGTCCATCATATTGGTTGCGTTAGCGGCTTTACACGCGGTGTCTATAAATTTTGCGTATAACATCATTCTTGCCTGATGCTGAGGATTAGCTCTTGATAACATAATTACTCCTCCTTTTTATTTTGTGATATTGCTGTAAGCATTGGCCATATCATATTAAATATGGCGTCTTTAATATTTTGGTTAGCAGATTTGCTTACTCTCTCGTTAATTAGCTCTTGTAGTTGCTCTACTGAAATATTGCCATATACAATAGATATTGAAGTGGCTATATCAACTGCGGAAGACTCTATAATTTTCATTTTTCTGGCGATCTGTTGCTGTCTTCTAAGTGTTGGCAGATACCAGTTCCAACCCTCGATAGCAGAATGGATAACATCAGCAAGGTCATCAAGATAAGCCTAACACGATAAACATTAAGCTAACAGTTAACGCTAACATTCTGCCTCCTTTTCATCTCTTTTGCATATTACGGTAGTGTCATTGTGCTTGCCGACAAATGATGGACACTCTTCACAAAAGCTACTACCAACATGAACCGCATCTTCAAAGTCGCAGCCATTGATATCACGACATGTCAATCCGTATGGACATGTTTTTTGTTTATTATAATTCGATATTTTCTTATATTTAATTTTTTTCATATTGCCTCCGCAATAGCGTCTATGACGCTTTCTTTCTTAAACCCGTATGAAAATGTAGACCTATCGCAATGCGAATCAAACGCAGTTGCGACAACATTGCGTCCTGCTGGAGTTATAGCGCCGGCCTTGTTGATAAAGCCGCGCTGAAATAGAATCTCTTTAAGTTTATCGATTTCAGCAGTCTTAAATCCTGCTTCACGATATTTATCATTACGAGCAAACGATTTTAACGAGCATATCGTTACGAGAACAAATAACTCGTTTTTGCTGATATCAGGCTTTTCTATAGGCAACATCTTGGTTAAGAAATGATCTGGATGTAAGGAAATATGCAGTCCCAGGTCTTTGCCATTGAATGTGATATGCTCGACAAGAAACTTATCAGGCGATGGAATATATGGAGGCACTGCCTTGCCAAATGGTTCGGGCGCTGTCTGGACATCGATTGCTACTAATTCTCCCTCCATGTCGTAACAGGAGAAATTAGTACGAGAACCGCTATCCCAACATGAACGCAATGTTCGAGGAGTGTCTGATATTGACACTCTGATGTTTGTTCCTGAATAGCCTGTCAATGATTTAAGTTTGTCGAACAGTGGTGATTTATTTAACCATATTGCCTCCATGTTATCTCTCCTCCCTAATAACGCGATACCAGGCGGCATCGCAGTGTTTGCACTCATATAAGATACGATAGTCTTCGTTGCTTATTTTGATACAGTCGTGATGCCCGCAAAATGGGCAGTATGTGAACATATATGCCTCCTAGTCTCTGTTATACATTGCCTGAGCCATCGCTACTCTATAGCGATAAATAGGATTGTGTTTTAAAACAAACTTTTTATATTTGTCCATATTGTGCCTCCAACATCGTTTTTAATTCAAAATTGCCGCCAAACATTATCATGCCAGATGCGATTGACCTTGGTACAATAAATGTCTCACCTGTGTCGATATCAGTGACGCGAATGATAGGACCACCTAAAAACTTATCTAACCCGAAAAATGAATTGCTTGTTACCATAATATTCCCTCCTGTTTAATAATTTATTTGTGATGAAATAACCTATAACTCCACCTATTAGCACCGAAATAATAATTGTCATGTTATTCCTCCTTATCCTTTTTTAGCATATCTTTAATGTCGTGAATGTTATGGAATATATCAACTATCAGATAAAATGCAACGAATCCTAAAAAATAGGTAATGTATGTCGGGATATTTTGAATTATTGATGCATTGATAGCTGACATGATAACTGTAAATGCAATAATTATTATTTTTTCTTCGGACATATGGTTCCTCCTTTTACTCAATTACAATATATGCCCCAATCATCCCGCCCCTGTGGTCACTGTCTACGTCTTTTAATATTTTAATGCAGTTGAAAATATCAAAACATTTTTGCTCTGGATTTATAAACTGCTTTAGATATAACGGGATGAGAAACTCATTGTCTGAACTCCATTTTTTAAACCCCAAAGAGATTGCTTGGTCGCGAGTTAAGTCATTAATGTATGGCAAATTGTTTTCGAATGGTCTAATTATGGAATCTTTTGTTTCTATTATGTTTTTAATCTTAAATTTGTCTGTCCAATCATATTCTATTGCTTCGGCCACTGATGATAGAAGGCTATTTCTTGCTTGACATAAAAAGTATAAACGTCCATAATATTTCCTCCTTAAAAATAAAAGCCACCACTATTTTAATTTAGCGATGGCTTTCTGTAATATGTCCTCAAAATTAGACGGTTGAGATGCCGTCTTGACCTTTTGTATTGGTTTAATAGGTCTATAAGGCTGGTCAATGGCCTTAATGACCTGATGAATTGGCTTTACCATGCTATCTGTATTTCAGATACAAGCGTGTTCTTTGATCTAATTACTTCAATAACGCCGCCAACCAGGACGCCATATATCGCAGGATCGTCAGGGAAGTCTTCGATGAAATTATTGTAGTTATTAAGCGTTACCATTGATATAGAGTCATGAAGAGTCAAAAATACTGTAATTCCATTTACTATAATCATAATAGCCTCCATTATATTTATTGGTCTAAATAAAATGACCGCCGCTACATTTCTGTAATGACGGTCGGGTCTCCGTCGTTATTTTATCTTATCTGCATAATCCTAACGATTGGGTCTTATGCAGCACATATAGCCACATTGTCAATGCGGTCTATATGTGGAATTGGTGGTTACATATTACGGTCTAACCACTTGACCGGATTGGTATGCCCGCTATCATCTATATCCATTTTTATGGTCACCGTCAGGTGTTGCCATTCTTATGGTCGGCATATCCAACCAGTGCCGCATATATCACGGTCTTCCCTATGATAGACATATCAAGTGATATAAATATCACCGTCTATCAATTATGTTATCTACTGGCTTCATTGAGGTGTATTGATAAATACACCGTCTATCAGTCTTCCACTGATATGCCGCATCCGTATCGTCCAGGCGGATTCACTCAGCCGTCCAGAGGATCGTTTGTGCTCGATAACACAACATAAACCATATATCGATATCAAAGCACGGTCGCAGTATTACACTTTGATATATGATTTATTTCGCTATTTTATTTTATCCTGGATTTTTTAGACAAAGCGATATTATTAGCAATTTATTGCTTAATTGCTTTTATCTTTAAAATCATAAGATTTTTATACTTACTTGCGACTAATCTAATTACTTTGATTAGATTTTTACCGCTTATTAAATGTATTTAATTTAACCCATATTCAAACAATATAACCGCTTGTTTGTTATCCGGTATTAAATTAATTGATCTTTCATCTTCCAGGCTTATTCATGCTTAAAAATCAATTTGACCCGCTTGTCAGAAGGTATGGATTAATTTCATAAGACTTACTTTTCGACCTGTCCGATTATTCAATCTTATAATGCTTTTTGTTTATTCTATACTTATCACCGTCCTATTAATCAATTTATAATGGTATGATATTAAAATGCTAGCATAACTAATCAATTTCAAGTTATGCTAGCGGGTATATATTATTTTATGAAGTTAAGTAATTCGTCATATTTGTTGGTGAGCGTCTTGACCGTTTTAGCGTCAATTTGTTGTAATTCTGCTGATACAAAATTTTCAGCGGTTATAAACTCCGGTAAGGTAAAGTTTTCGTCAATAGTTAAGTTTGCCGTCTTTACTTTACTTTCCGTAAATTTATCGGCTAAAAATGCTATTAAATCGGTCTTTTTGACCTCGTAAAAGTCTTTTTTGGAATTGAATATTGATATGAGGCGTTTAAGCGTCTTGGCGCCATACCGAACCGATAGCATTATGTCAATATCTGCGGTATCAATGACTTGTCTAAGAAAATTCTGAAATAGGTATTTTAATGCCTTTTTTTCGAGCAGAAAATTGATTTTCGCGTATAATTCAAAATGAATAGACTGAAAATCAATTTTGTCGATTTCGATGATGTTCCCGTTGTTTTTGACTAATTTTTCGTTAATCGCCGTGATGGTTGACAAAAAGTTTACCTTTTCCTGCTCGAAAGAATAATTGACGAGATAGTTTGCTTTAATTTTTTTCATTTTGTACCACCTACTATAATATTCAAGTTTTTTAATAGATACTTGTAAACTATGCTTGTAAACTATGATTGATTTTTTATGATAATTCTGGAGCCCGAGCGGAACGTGACGCGCCTATTTTTCTAATTGGCTCATAAGTTTTTCGAGCATTGCTAATATTTTCGGCGTTGGTGTCGCGCGTAGAAGAGTATCGACCTTTTGACTGATTTTTTCGCTTTTCATGTTATTACCTCTCTTTTAGTTTTTTTGTTGATGTTTATCTCTCAACCCCTTGCAATATTAATTATAACACAAAAGATAGCATAAATCAAGTTATTTTAACAATTATTTTAGAATATTTATATTTTTTAGAACATCCTCAAAATATAGATTAAATATAGTATTATCGAAATATTAGTATATTATATAATGTATATATATGATATATAATCAATATATAATGGTAGATATTTCACCTTAAGACCGCTTGACCGTATTTGTATCAATTTGAGAATATTTGTATCAAAATGAGAGCGCTCAATGATATCAAGTGTTATCGGCATGCATCCTTGAAGCCAGGCTCTACCACTGCATTATTAGTTTATTTGAATATTCTGATATTCTGAAAACATGCGTGCATAAAGGATTATGAGCAGGGGGGGTTGTAATAGGAGAAATTTTTTGAGGGGCATGAGGGCTTAACAGTACACATATACAAGTGGGTTAAAAATCAACCCCACCCTACGTTTTCATAGATTCTCCCTCATATATAAGTGACCATCTTTTCAACCCCACCCTACAGTAACACAGTCTTTATCGCACATAAACGAGCATAATCCGGTGGTTATCCTGCATATAGAGCAATCTATAAATTATGCACAAAATATGTGCATGCACTAAAATAGTGCATATCTTATATAGTATGTCTCCCAAAACCGACACTGTAGGAAAATCCTATGTTGGCTCAAGCCGACACTATTTATTCTAAACAATCTAAATTCTCATAACATGCATGGGGTAATTGAGCTTTAGCATACCGAAGCATTAATAAAGCGAAGCGTATTAATGCGAGGATATGATACAGCTCAATTGGGATCAGGACATAGCGATATGCTCGTAATAACGCTCATAAAACGCTATACACGGTATATAGGCTGGTGCATGGGTAATGTAAAGGAAGTAGATGAATCTGATGGCGTAATGCTCTTAGATGGCCTTATTTAAAAGGATAATGATAGGTAGTGCATAGTAGGTGTATAGGTAAAGGAGATAATAATAATAAGTGGTATAAATAACAAAAAAGCCTTACAAGGAGCGAAGTAAGGCTTTTCTGCTTAGGAGGCTGTGTACATCAATGAAATCCAAGAATTAGATTCAGTGACCGGAATAAACAAATGGAGATCAGTCATCAATATAATCCTAACAAATAAATATGATGATGTCAAGAATAAATAGAAAATAAAATGAAATATTTTAAAATATTCCTTAAAAACAATTGGTGACAGGTCTTAACGTAAACCACTCCCCAATGGGCGTAGCAACATATTGCTCTCCCATTCAAAACTCTTATAAACATTGATTGGTCATAATCCTAAATAAATGTCAAGTTAAATTATTAACTATTTTTATATTTAAACCAGGGATATGTTAATAAAAGATTGGAATGTTAACATGAAAGATTTATTGCAAACCTATGCCTTAAAATAATCATTTCCTTGCGAAGTAATAGGTCATCGAGTTAAGCTCCGATAAATGAATCCTTAGAAATACTAAATCGTTTTTAGATACCTTTCTGAGCGTTATAGAGTATATATTAAAATATCCAATGAAATCATAATATAGTGGAAGCGATATAAATATTAATAGGGAATAAGATAAAGAGAATAGCTATACTACACTATAGTAGTATAGAGTAATGATATATATTTATATTTATGATTATGTTACTATTTATTTATAATATATTATTTACGAGTTAATTTAATTTATTAAATTAATGAGTAAATAATATAATTAGCATAGCATTATAATCGCGCGCGCGAATATCTGCGCACACGCACACGCACGTATCAGATACTAAAAGTGAATTGACTCTCATTTACGGCAAATAACAATAAAGATATACTTGAAAGATAGCGTGGTTATTGGCGCTCGGCAAGTGCATATGAAATATCTAATCAGTTCGTTGCCATTGCTATAAAAATATTTTTATATAAATTATTAAAAAGTTCTTGACATTCAATTTATGTTTATGGTAGAATTAAAATTAAGGGGGTGAGGTTATGGAACGGCAAAAAGTCAAACAGCTTATTATCCATTTGCCAGTTGATGTACATAAGAGTTTAAAAATTCTTTGTGCAGAGCGGCAAGAAACAATGTCGGGAACAATCGCAGAATTAATTCAAACACACGTTAACTTATATAAAATGGAGAAATTTGATGAGAAAGATAAACTATAATGACAAGATGATCGTATTGGGATATGACACTCATAAAAAAATAAAACTAAGAGCATTCGAAGAGGGGAAAACAATTAAGAGATTGATGCAGGAGGTTGTAGATGTCTACTGCCGAACGCCGCACAAAAGAGATTAGAGAGGTTAGAATTTATATGCCACTCGAACAACATTGTTTTTACAAAGCATTGGCGGCAAGCATAGGAGTAAGTCTTTCGAAGATTATAGAGATAGAGTTAGAGGCTGGCAAAATAAGAAGGGAAGAAAAAGGAGATAAAAATAATTATGACCGTTAAAGCAGAAAAGAAGAAATTAATAGGTGGCTATGTTCCTGATGACATTATGGAAAAATTTATACAATTTAAAAAAGATAACAACCTAAACTCATCATCGGCAATAACTAAAATTATAGAATGGTAAAGGAGTAGTCAAAATGAAATTAAGTAATTGGGAACAGATGTTATGCTTACTTGCTTATGGAATGGCTGCTAAATTTCTTAATGGTGGTCTCGAAATGTTTATAGGTTGCATTTCAATAGCAGTATTTATGACAGTAACAAAGAAGGAGCAAAAATGAAATCAAAAAGAGAGTTACCTTTTCCGAATGCTAAGCTAGAAAAGAAAGCAATTAAAAGGGTTCATGAGTCAGCGATGCAATTCCTCCAAGAGAGTATGAATGCCTATCCAGACGATATAGACATTTTATATAACACTAGGTATGAAGCTTTATGCTTTTATAACGGTTGCGAAGGCACAACGGCAGCAGATAAATTCTTTAAGATCGTTGAGAAGGCAGAAAAGGCAATATTAAAGTTGATGTAAGGAGAGATATTATGAAATGCAAAAATTATCATTGCTCTTGGAAATATCAACCCTATTGTAGTCGTTAGAGAGCAAGACTAGGAGGAATTATGAAAAAGAAAAAGCAAGAACCCCTGAGAGTAAAAGTATTTGATTTTGATGAGTATCTAAAAAAGCAGCGAGAAAATCCTCAATACAATAAAGTATATGAAGATGAATTAAACAGATTAATGGCCGAAAACAAAAGACTAAGCGACGAATTAGAAAAACTTAAACAAGAATGCAGAGATTGCAGAGCGGAGTGAATATGACCTCAGAAATAAGAAGGAAACAAGTTCAGTTATATAGTCAAGACCTTGATATAATAATAGCAAATGAACCCAAAGAGATATGGGACCAGGAAGATGGAGATTTCTATCTTTTATTTGTGCCAGAGAAATGGGATGAGGTTGTGGCGGCGGCGATAAGAATGGCAAAAGAGATTCATGATTTAAAAGCCAATAAGGAGAAATAAATGAAAGTATATCTTGTTTTACACTCAGATTTTACAACCGATGGTGTCTTTATAGATGGCTTATATGAAACAAAGGAATCAGCATATAGAAGGTTGTCAAAGATTGACTATCCGCAGCAATGGGTAAGCGAGTAGGAAACAGAGAAGGAAGAAGAAAATGAAACCATTTCATAAAATACTAAAATGCTTATTAGCAATAATAATGTACATGATGTTTAAATATCTTAATAACAATGGATTCTTTACGCCTATAACAGATTTTGCTCAATATGCTAAGTTAAAAATGCATTCAATAGAATATATACAGAAGTTATGGATTTAAGGGGGCAATAAAAATGGGAACTAACTATTACTTATATATTGATATTTGTCCACATTGCAAAAAAAGAAGATGTAAGAATACATTTAGGAAAGAAATCTCATGGTTGGGCATTTTCAATTCAAGGGTTTAAGTATTTAGGTTTCTTCGGTAAAGCAGCAAATGATTTCATCGAACATACGCTTAATTATTACTCTATAACTGAATGGGAGACGTGGAAAGATATTCTAAAGAGTATGCCTAAATCATGGATAGTCAAAGATGAAGAGGACAGAGAGGTTACAATAAAAGATTTCATTAAGTTGGTTGAATCGAGTTATAAGGTCAGGAAGAATCTTAAACATGCAGTAGAGTGTCCAGGTGAAAGAGATTATTTAGACGATGACGGTTATAGCATAAGCGAAGGGGATTTTAGTTAAAAGGGAGAATGGGATGAAAGAAGCAATGGAAGAATGGAAACGGTATCAAAATATATTAACAACGTTATCCGCTCCTGCCAATTATGCGGCAGAAGCTAATGCGCGTCAAACTCTCAAAAGTGACTATGCGTACATTACAGGGCCGGTGGACAATTTTACTAAGTTTTTAACATTATATAATAGGAGGGGTTGAAAATGGCAATACAAAAAAAATGTAGATATTGTGATCGGTGGGTAAGGGTGATAGGACGCATAAAAGGCGACTGCATACATCATATAGAGCAAACAGATCAAGATTTTAGTTGTGATGAGTTTGCCCCTAATCAACCTTCGAGATCACTGGATTATCGTAATAAGTGCGAAGTGGTGTTTACACTAGGTTGGATAATAGCAGTCATATTATTGATAATATACAGGAGATAAATAAAAAGAGCGCCGAGAGATCGGCGCTTCTTATTTTACTTATGCTTTTGTGTTTTCTTTAACACATCTTATTATATCATGTTTAACTTCGATTTGATATTTGGCATCTTTATTCTTTATATAATCAATTAAGTCAGACAAGAAAGGGTATGAGTTCTTTCCGGCGAAACATCGGGCATCATCTATTAAAATGATATGTTTCTTGTTATTGACAAAGATAGCGTCTATTTCTTCGAGTATAGGGCATTCTTTATCGCCCTTGGCCGTATCGCCGCCAGAGAAATGACCATCAAGCCAAAATATTGCTTGACCATTAATGCCATTTATAGCTTGTGATAATAATTTGCCACTATCGCCTTGTAAAATATGAATATGCCCATAAGGGGCAAAGATCAGTCTAGCCCGTTCTGCTAATGCTTCACTAAGTTCTATTGATATGATAGTTTTAAAGTTATCTTTTTGTGCTAATACCATATCACCGTGCCAAGTTCCTGTTTCGATAAAGTATTTGCATTTATATAGGTCTTGGTATTCTTTTATTATTTCTTGTTTTACTATTGGCGGAGGTGGGATAATCCCACCATTGGTTTCGTATTCAGTTATAATTTGGTTCATGCTTGCTCCTTATAAATATATTTCTATTATAAAATTGTCATGTAATTTATAAAGCTCTTCTTCCATTATTGACTTAATATCTTCCCATTTAATTTTTCCACAACCACACCCAAGTTTTGGGAATGCAATTCTTATTTTATCATTAAAAGATAGATTTAAAGTTTCTACTAGATTTTTTAAATTATTACGGATAAAATCGATTTCTGAATCTTGTTTCCAATGGTCTTTTATGGCCAGATGAATAACTCCGTCTTTTAGATCTCCGAGGATGAATCCAGTTTCTTTTAACAATGATAAGTATATTAAGTATAAAAGTTCACATTGTGGCATTCTTTTTTTAAACTCTTTGGCCAATCCAGCGCCCATAACTCCAACCTTGTTTACTGGACATACCTTATAATCTGCATGAATTGCGTCAAAGATTGAACCTTTTATATATTCTATTTTATGTATCATACATTCTCCTCATATATTTCTATCTCTACCTGGGCGAAATCAATTAATGTGTCTTCCTCTGCAATCGGGATAGCATAATCAACTAAAGGTAATGTTACTTCAATTTTCTTTATAAACACTTGCTTATTTTCCATGAAGTAACACTTCTTTCGTCTCCATTTTAACCACATATTTATCGCCCATTTTGGTAATATCAATATAGTCGGTTGCTACAAATATTTCCTCTGGACTGAATGTTATTGTAGAATTTATCACTGTTAATATCATCGTGTGATATGTTGCCACAAATCCAGTTGAATAAGTTAAAACATACTTATTGCCTTCAAGGTATTGTACGTTGATATTAACCGCATCTTTCGCTTCGTTAGAGAATACATACCAAACCGTTTCTTTAATGCCTTTGATTCTAATCATTCCACTACTATTTACGATGCGATGTTCAAATTCTAACGGTTGTGCCATTGTTTTAACCTCAACTTGTTTAGTATTTATTTTTTCTACATGTTTGATAATCATATAACTCATTAGGAGCGCGATAGAGAGGGCAAAGAATACCGTAATGGCTTCTGACATCTTTTGCCTCTTGGACATGCGTTTAAGGTATATCTGGTGATTAGGTGACATGTTATCTTCTTTCATGCTAGTCCTTTCTAACTCTATTCTTCATGTTTTCATTTTTATAGCAATATCCATGTATAACATCGTTAACTATATAAACTTCTTCTCTGGTCATTTCAGATGATATACATTTATCACAGAAGATATGCTCTGATTTAGATTGAACAAGTTTTTCTTTCTTTGATTTGCAGATTGGGCAAGTGTATTCAAATATTGGCATTCATAGCCTCCATCTCTGGTATCATCGCCAGGGTAAATCTAAATTTAGTTTTACCATCTACATTAACAGTTTCGAACCACATGCTTTGTGGCCGGCACCATAGTCTTGGTTCAGACATATCAGCACGGCGATAAATAACAACAGGCTCATTTGTTTCTGAATGTGTAGCAAACGCCATTACCTCATAACATGAACCTTTGTAGTGCTTGTAGATTTGACCAACTCTTATAACGGGTATTTCCAGGTTGTTCTTGATTTGTTTACTCATTATCATCATCCTGCTCCTCGAAAGTTAACATCTGTTAACTTTTAGATAATTCCTTCTTCAACCTGTCCTGCCTCGCATCGCTACTACAGTTTATATAACAGTCCAAAGGCGTAAATTCCCGACAAGCCATCGGTACTTAACTATAAGATTTCTTTAACATACTATCTTATAATCGGTTGCTTGTTGTAAATTAATCGCCGCGTTCAAATCACGGTCAATAATTAATCCACAATTACATTTGTAAATCCTATCTGAAAGATTTAAGTCCTTCTTTATTTTGCCGCATTTGCTACACAATTTGGAAGAAGGATAAAATCTATCGACCTGTCTTATTTCTATCCCATTAATATAGCTTTTAAACTTTAACTTTTGAATGAAACCATAAATCCCTTGTTCTGCGATAGATTTTGATAAATGCCGATTCTTCATCATTCCTTTAATATTAAGATTTTCAATTGTTATATAAGATGGCTTGGTTCTCACGACCTCATTTATAACTTTATATTGATAATCTTGCCGTATGTTAATTATAGTTTGATGAATTTTTTGAATCCTTAATATTTGTTTATTAATATTTTTTCCTAAAATTATTCCTTTCTTTTTGCTTTCGTGTTTTCTTGAGAGTTTCTTTTGTTCTCTTTTTAGTTTCTTGTTTAATCGTTTGATTCTAGCGCCTTTATTGATGTTTTTAAACACCATCCCACCGGAGAGTACGGCTAATTCTTTTATTCCTAGATCAATTCCTATGCCTATATTGGTGTTATTATTCTGTATTTTGCGCTCTTCATGAGTTCTAACAGAAATATAAAATTTCCCTGCCTTCGTTGATATATTTCCGCTTGTTATAGGTTCTCGAATTGGCAGATAACCATATTCCTTTAATTGAACCCATCCAAGAGTTGGAATTTTAATTTGATGACGTTTACAGCAGATTTTTGTTTTTTCATCTGTTTTAACAAAACACATATTAACGTTGTTTTTGCGACTTTTAAATCTCGGAAATCCTTTCTTTGTTTTTAAGAATGCTTTATATGCTTTCTCTGCATTCATTATACTTTGTTTAACGGATTTGCTCGAAACTTCTTTAATCCACTGCTTATCTAGGTTGTTTGGGATATATTCATTATTTAACCATTTAGAAAACTTCATTCCCCCCATAAATGGTTGATCATATTCATATCGTTCCTTATTAACATCGATAAATAGATTATAAACGAATCGACACGTTCCTATCGTTTTTAGAAACTTTTCCTTTTGTTTATTATTTAATTTTATTTCGGTTTTATAACTTCTCATTTTTTTAATAGCCTTTGTTCATTTTATCACCGCCACAATTGGATCTATTGTTGCATAAATAGATAAACCAGCCATCTTACATTCAGGGCATTCATAATCTTCCCAGAAGTGCTTCTCTGGCGTATGTGGATTACTTTTGATGACGATCTTAAACTTACATAGGCAATGAGAGCATGTTGTGTCTATGTAGCCAAGTTTAGCTTTGCCTAAGTAATTATTTATTTTCTTCATTGGCCACTTCCTCTTTGTGCGTCTGGTCATAAAATATCTTGGATTTATTAGCGAAGTGCTTTATGATAGGGAACCATAGTACGATTGATGCTGCCTGTTCGATAGGATTCTCTAAATTAGCAACTGCTTCGATACATATGGCAAATACAGCCATTGGCCTATCCATAACTGCAATTGACAACAGATGAACATTCTCTAAATCTTTAATTAGTTTAGCACGATGCAGTGAAAACATCTCGTATGCTTTGGTTGCTACACATAAATCAGATATAGCAGTTATATCATCGTATATTTTGATGAAGTTGTAATCTTTGTGATCGCTGATATATTTTGCTGCATTGTCAACGTAATCGTTGAACATAACTTCTGCTAATTGCATGTAATCAGGCATTTCCATTTCAGTGCCGCCCAGGAAATCAATAACGCTATCCGGTGTAGTTTCTTTCTTCATTGATTGCTCCTTAATTTATTTTTAATTTCATTCTAACATATCATAACTGGAATGTCAAGAACTATTTTTAACTTTCCTATAAAATAAAATAACTGTTCTATTAATCTTATGAAATCTTATATAGACTCCTGTTAATTTCACACTTCAACCAGACCGCCTAAGGTTGACTCCAGCCCCTTCGGTCTTACATTCTGTCCATGCGCGTTAATTCCCGTGGAACCCACGGTATTTATTTTAAAATAATCCCGTATATTTTTTGCTGCATTAAAATCCCTGTTATCAGTATTTCCACAAACTTTGCAATTATAAACTCGTTCATTCAATCCCAGCGCCTTTTTAATGTTTCCACATTTATTGCAGGTCTTAGATGAGGGATAAAAGCGTGGAACTTGTGCCAAAAGTATTGAGTTATATTTGGTTTTATAGTTTAACTGTCTCCCGACCTCGCCCAATGAACTGTCAGCCAATGCTTGCGCTATTTTATGATTCTGCATCATGTTTTTTACAGATAAATCTTCTATTACTATTATACTTGGCTTGGTTTTCACCAATTTCGTAGTAATTTTGTGAATATTATCTTTTCGGGCGTTAGATATCCTGTAGTGAAGCCTTGCTATCTTTTTTCTTGATTCTTCTCGGCGTTTACTCCCATTCTGCTTTCTGCTTATCTCTCGTTGATATCTTTTTAACTTCTTTATAGAATCCTTTAACGCTTTGGGGTTATTAAATATTTCGTTATTTGAAGTATGAATCAAGTTGGTAATCCCAAGGTCGATGCCAATGACTTCCCCTGTTGTTTTTTGTTCGGGTATTTCGAACTCAAACGAAGTTGAAACAAACCAGTGACCCGCTCGTTCTGATATTGTTACTGACTTTATTGGGAGGTTAGGAATATAGTCCTTTTCTTTTAATCGAACCCATCCAATACGAGGCAATTTTATTCTGCCATCCTCTAAATGAAAACTTCCATCTAAATAAAATGAGCTTACGCCTTTATGCTTTTTTTTAAATTTTGGAAATCCGACATTTTCTCCTTTAACTCCCTTTTTTAGTCTCCGAAAAAAATTATCAAACGCCCTTCCTACGTTCATTATCGCCTGGCGTGGAGCACATTTTGAAACTTCATACATCCACGGAAATTCAGTAACTTTTAACGCATTTAATTTTTTATCCTGCTCAAAGGGAGATATTGACTTTTTCTCTGTCTCATATAGTTTTATTCGTTCCGATAAAGCCCAATTATAAACAAATCTCGCCACTCCTGAATGTTTCTTCAATAGCATTTTTTGTTTGTTATTTGGCTTTAACTCTGCTTTGTAACTTTTATATATCTTCATATTATTAATTTAAAAGTTTCCCTTTTTGCTGTGAATTTTGTCTACATTATAAATGCATTATAATTATTACTTTTCGATTCAAACCTAGATAAAAATAAGCCTACGGGAATAGGCTTATAATAATAAAAAATAGATAATGATAATTATTCTTTATTTTCTTTAGCTTTCTTATGAAGAAATTCCATGATAAGCATTCTGGTCAGCGTTCCCACGCCAACGCCCATATCATCGGATATCTTTTCAAATACGACATAGTCCTCATTCTTAAGTTTAGTTGAGAACTGCTTGTCTATTTTGAGTAAAGGGTCGATCTTATGATTCATTTTTTGCACCGCCTTTTATTTTATTTTAAAGCAAGGGAGGCTGGTAACGCTCCAGCTTAGATGGCTCCAAAAACCATTGCATCGCTTCTATGCTACTCCCCTTCATATATTCCATTTTACTATATCAGCCAACAAATGTCAAGAACTATTTTTAAATTATTTTATAATTTATTATGAATCAAAATGCAGAAGATTTAGATAAGTTATTTGTAAAATACTTGAAATGAAGAATGGCTATGGTGGCCTATTTTAAAAAACCCAACAATAATAATGAAAGTATCCCCCCTCTCTACCTCTATCATTTTATCTTACTCTGTATATCTCTGTATATAAGATAGATAATAGATTAAAGTTATTATGATAATAATTTAATCTTATCATGTGTATAGGAAAATTATTTTAATTATTCTAAAAAAGTTCTTGACATTCATTTTGATGTATGCTAAAATAAGAAGTGTGGAGGCGATAAATATGAAACAGAAATTATTAACAGCGATTCAAACATATAAACAGTTAGACGCTAAGGCTACAGCAATGGCAAGTACAGTTACATGCAGTGACCCTATGTATTTTGCTGCTGATTATGTTGGAATGGTTATTAATGTTTATGTTTACAGATTTATCAATTGGTTAGAAAATAAATTAAAGTAAAATGGAGAATATCGCAAATGAGTAAAGTTGCTTCTAAAGAGTTAATTACAGGGCTATTCAAAGAAAAGTTAAACATTGATATTACTGGACTTAGGCAGACGTATATTGCCCCTAGACCGATTATCTGCAAAGAATGTAATTTAAGATTTCAGTCTACGGATGTTATGTGTTTCGATTATAATACTGATCGCGTTCTTGTTCATTGCCCTCAGTGCAAAGAGCAAAATCTTATTTTAAAAAGGAAGATGTTAAGCTAATGGCTTCTTCTCTTGACATTTCATTAGGTAAGATCAAAAAAGAATTATCTTCGTTATGGCCTGGTGCATTTCCGGCTACGTTAGATGAATTTTTATATTCGTCTAAAATACCAAAAACTACGCAGATAGATTACGAGAAAATATTCAGAGATTTATATACGTTTCTGCGTAATATTAAAAAGAGAAATGAACCAGATATAATAGTTTGGATATTTGTTCGCGAAAAGATGTTCGATATCTATCAACAATATGGCGACCACCCCAGAGATTTTAATACTGCTATTAAACGTGCTTTTGGCTATGATAGGTCAAGACCGGATGAAGATTGGGCAGGACAAGCTGGTAGAGACGCAATACAGGATAGATTAGATCGTCAGACGGATAACATAGACAAAATGGAACGTATCGAAAAGAACGCTCCTAAAATTGATAAGCAGCTTAGTGATTTAAGGGAAATACCCAAAGAAGATTTAGATAAGATACTTTGCTTAGAGCCTGATACGGAGGCAATGATAAAAGACCCTGAAACATTTGACTATGTGAAGGAACGTGATTATTATTTTAAGCGCAAAAGAGACTATCGTGATTCGTATAATCTTAATAGTAGCGCTGACGCTCCTCTGTTAAATGAAGTGGTTATGCGCGAAATACAATTGGCTCGTTTCGATGAATACATGGCCAAGCATCATAATCGTTTCACTGGCGATGCTCGTGATAAAGTGTTTGAAGGGTTATGTAAGGCGCAGAAGTCGCTTGGCATATCCAGAGAACAGCGTATAGATGCAGAAGGCGTTGCGAAGGATACCATAGCTGATCTTGCTGATACGTTTGAAGCATACATACAAGAACACCATATTGATTTATCGAATTTGTTTGCTCTTGAAGAGATAGAAATGTTATTACAAAAATATGATCGTGGCGAATTTAGGGGGACAAAAGAATTATCAGAGCATTCATTTAAATATTTAACAAAAGGCACATCAGTTGAGGAGGCGCGGAAAATATTAGCAGATAACAAGGGGTTGATGGAAGATTTAGACAAAGAGGCAAGTCAAATAAAGTTTTAAAGCAAGGAGTATGAAAATGGCTAAGAAAATAATTTGCGAGGACTGTAATCTCGATATTACCAATGAAAACAAATATAATGTCAAAAGGCTTGGCATCAAAAATTATGTATGCCAGAAATGCTATACGAAGAAACTTGATAAACTTAAAAAATCAGAATTAAAGAAAAAATCGAATTAAGGAGCGATACGAATGTTCAAAGCTGAGGTTAAAACCGGAGAGTTACTGAGACAGTTAAAAAGATGTGCTGAGGTTGTTCCTACGTCCGCAGCATCACCGATGTTACTTAATGCAAAGATATCATTCGAAAAAGAACAGTTACGCTTATACGCTACAGATATGGAAGCGTTTGTTGACATATCAGTTGGACTGATTGGCGATAACGCTGTTCAATATTCTGCATTGTTCAATGTTAATTTATTATGCCAGATATTGAACGGCATACAGGCGCCTAAGACCGAAGTATGCTATGACCCCGAAACGATAACGCTTTATCTTTCAACTCCGAAACAAAACTATGAAGTAAGAGGATTTAAAGCAGATGATTTCCCTGCTACGCCGGCTATAACCGGAAACGAAGTATTAGAGGAAACCGAATACGACGTAGATGCATTCCAGAGGATGATTAACGCCACCGCCTGGTCATTACCGAAGAAAGAACACATAGAGTTCTGTTGGTTCTATTTTAGGGGCGGAGATGGCGTTTTAACATGCTATACTACTTGCAAGGAAGCAATATCTAAATATTCGATAAACAATGGTTGGAGTGGAGAAGCTGTTGAGTTTATCCTTCCTCCGAAGATATTACTTAAAATCGCGAAATACAAACCGCATGAAAAGAATATTATTATGTCGATATTTAGCGATTATACATGCTTGCGTTTTGATAACGCTTCATATATAATAAGAACATCGGCCTCTGCATTTCTTCCGTTTGATAGCATAATGGAAAAACAGATGGAAACGAAGAATATCGCAATAGTTCCTAGCGTTTCGATTAACGCTGACGTGAAGTCGATACTGCCCTTAACTGGCAATGGCGAGTTCTGTTGGATTGAGCTTGATAATGACGGCGATGACAAGTTGGTTATGAAAGCTACGTCAATGTCGCAGAGCCATGGAACAATAAGAACAGCAGCTAAAGTTAGCGGAGAGTTTAAAGGTAAATACTCTGATGTTAAACTAAAATCTTCCCTTGAGAGTATGTCGGCTAATGAAATAAAACTTAGACAAGGCCCGATTGCTCTTATATTAGAAGCTGACTACGGCGATGGTGCTGAGAGCGCTGTTAATATGATCGGAATGAAAAAATAAATAGGATGTGAATGGCGGGGTTTCGGCCCCGCCTTAAATGGCAATACTAAGTCAATTTAAAAATCATTCAGTTAAAACAGATTGGGCCACTAAAAAACGATACCTTCGTATGATATGGTTTTTTAGAACATATCCACATATGGCTGCGCGTATGATGTTAGGTTTGAGGTTAGCGCCTCATCAACGTATAGCAATCAATACGGCATGGCAGACCCCAAGATGTATATGGCAATTCTCTCGCGGTATGGCTAAGACCTTTACGGAAGCCGTACTGATTTCGCTTTTAGAAATGTTATATCCTTCATATAAAATACAATCAACAGCCGGCGGTTCATTTAAACAGACCGAACAGACTTTTGACTATATTGAATCTATCGTTAAGAGTGAAGTATTAGGACAGAGCGAAAAGAATTATGCAAGAAAATTACTGCCAAGAGTTGATAAGGTATTAACGCGACAGCCCTCTAACTGGTCAATGAAGATGGCCAAGGGTATAAGTAGAGGCTTAGCTATCAAGGGCGGTAATCGTGGATTCCGTGCTAATCAGTTGACGGTTGGCGAAGCTAATGATATAGAACGCGATTGCATGGATAAGGTATTGCGTCCTTTCCTTAACGTATTGTACGACCCGATGAATTTTGATAGACGAACTGCATATTGCCCTGTTCCTGGCTTTAGAGATAGAAGAAAAGAGAAAAACTTCTTGCTATTGTCTGGAACTATTTCATATGATTTCACTTATTACTTCCAGCTTATTAAAGAGTATCAACAGCAAATGCTCGACGGAAATGACGAATATGCTGTTATCTTTTTTGATTTTGAAGATAGTTATATAGGCGAACAGAGCATTGACCCGAATGTTCCCATAGTAATTTATAAGGTTTATTATGGAATGGATTTGGGCGAAATAATAGCGCCATTAAAAGAAGAAAATGTAAGCTATGAACATTGGCTTGCAGAACAGAAAAATATCCCTGTGGCATCAGAGGGCAAGTTCTATCCACCTATTCTTGTTTATGATAGTTATAAATTGGCTAATGGCAATGACTCGATGGCATGCCTTAAGTTTGAATCAAGTGGGATTTGCTTTATGGGCATTGACCCTTTTTACGGAAGCGCTAAGGGCCAGAAAACACAGAATAAAAATGCTGAATTTGCTTTGACGATATTAGAACTATTAGAAGATCATGCACAATTGGTTCATTGTATTGGCGTTAGAAATATAGATTATGGTGGAGCTACAAATATAATACTTGATTATCTTAAAAGGTTCCCGCGCACAACACTCATAGGCATGGACGCGAGAGGTGGCGGTATTCCGATAAGAGATAATTTAAGATCGAGTAATTTTAGTCATATTCCTATAATAGACCCCACCGATCCAGATAATGCTCCATTCCTTGACCCTACAAGTTGTACCCCTTATCAAGATATGTTACGGCTGTTGTCACCAACTGATGAGTTCAACACGATACATAATGAGTCATTAAAAAATATGTTACAACGTAGAACTATTATAGTTCCATTTACAACACATGGACATTTTGATTATGATAGAGACAATCGTATCCCACAATATGAGAAAAGACCAGAGGCAGATATTGATAAGTTGTATAGAGATTTACATGTATTAAAGACACAGTTGACATCTGTTGAAACAGAGGCAACGAGTAATTATTTAAAATTCTTTGTTAGATCGGGGCAGAAAGATAGATATTCATCTTTCTTGTACGCCGGCGCAATGTATTGGAAATGGAGGCTAGACCATCTTAATGTGACACAACGCTCAAATATTCCAGGTGGGGCTTGGAGATAAAATAAAATATTTTAAAATAGTTCTTGACATGTCCTATCTATTAAATTACAATATAGATAGGACATTCTTAGATTTGTAACAATGTTTTATTATGTGTGGACGGAGGAAAAATGTCAAAGACAGTTAGAATAAAAAATGTAACTCCTAATGGCGATATCGAAACTGTAATTGGAAGAGTTACGGACATAACTATCACTCCGTCTATTAGTTATTTGAATACTTTGAATGATTTCAATGTATCAATTACACAAGGAACATTTTCTGAGCCTATTATTCGCGACTGTATATTGCTCTCTAATAAATTATATCTTATGGGTGGCGTTGCTTCAACCGTGGTAGATTTGCAAGTTATCATGGCAAATACTATTATGGAGATTGAAACAGATAATGAAGAACTCAATAAGATAATGGCACATATCATGGATTTTGTTAATTATGACAATCCAAGAACAATGATGGGCCGCAGACAGTTGCATGAGGAAATGTTTTTAAGTTTGTTACTTGATGGCAATATATTCCCTTATGAATATTGGGAAACCCGTAAAGTTAAAGGGAAAGAATATTACTTGCCGATGAATATAATGCCATTGAATCCATTGTCGATCTCGATAAGACCTACGAAAGATTTAATGGGCGAACAAGTTATTTATAGAAATGGATATAATAATTATTTAGGTAATTCAAATATAAGCAAGAACGCCAATGGTGAACAGGTTATTCGTAGGAATAATATGCATAGATTGACAAGAAGAGGTAGACAATATTTCTTTTGGGGAGTCCCCTTCTTAACAAGAGCGTTCGCAGCATTAGCAGCTAAAGAAAGAATTAAACAATTAGATGAATTTACAACCCAGGGATTAATTTCTTTGATAACAATATTTTCGCTTTACGATGATAAAGCCGGCTTAGTAGCAGATACACAAGTAGTTAATGCATTTGCAAATATGTTAGATGGTCGTCCAGGACAGGCTCGTTATATGACATGGGGCGGTCAGGTGAAGATGATACAAGCTGGCCCTAATGGTGAGATACTTAAATATGATGAGAAGTATCATAGCAAAGACAAAGACATAGCAGAGGCGCTTGGTTGTCCGATGTTCCTTGTTAATGGGCAATTACAGGGTGGCACTAATGGCGCAGATTATTCTGTAAAGCCGTTTAAGACTAACCTTGAAGATTGCCAGAATACGATTGGCGATTGGTGGAAATATTTAACTTATAAGATCGCTGAATTAAATAATTTAGAAGTCAATATGGTTGAATATAGATTCTCCGCCGTTAATCTTGATAATGACGCAGTTCTGATAAGCAAAGTAGACAACATGAGAGATCGTGGTATATTGTCAGATACAAGCTCTGCATTGAAACTTGGAGTATCTTCCAAATTGGAACAGACTCTGGTTAATAAAGAAAGAAAAGAACAGGAAGAAAATCCAGATTATAAATTTGGCACTCCTCCTTCGGTTCCGTTCCAAGGTCAGGGCGGATTAAATGGCGCTCCTGCACAGACAACTAAAAATGGTGGAAATGGCAGACCTAAAGCGACAGATCCAAGTAATCCTA